ATGGTGTTTACCACGTCGCCCATCTGTCCTTTCAGGTTGGCGATGTCCTGCTTCTGCTCTTCCTCCTCTTTGTAGCGAGGGTTGAGCGACATCAGGAACTCTTTGCCTTTCACCATAACCGCATCGTCGTAGGGACGTTCCTCGATGCGCTTTCTGGCCTTCTGCATCATGGCATCCACGGCTGGCAGCATTCCTTCAGTCGTGCAACTGATAGTAGTCTGACCGTTATTATATGTGGCTGTCGAAGCTGTCGGAGAGAGGTTGGAGAACGGAACGTCCTCATTGCCCATGTGGACCACAATCTCCACGACGGGCTGCATCATGTTCGTGCCGGCATAGATACCGGGCGTAGCACCAGGTGTCTGTGTCATATACATTGGCTTTGGCTCTGGCTTGTTGGCCACCGTCGCAACGGTAAGTTGTGGCTCGGTGCCGCCTTCCTGAAGAATATATATGGGAGAACCTTGCTTTAGACTTTGGAAATCCATGTTGTTTTACTTTTTGTGTTAGTTAATAGCAGGCTGCGGAGTTTCCGCAGCCTGCGGAAGTTTAGACGACGGTGCGGCTCATCAGTTGGAGGATGCCATTGCCAGCGTCGTTAAAGACGGTGAACACACCGGTGCCGCCAATCAGCTCGGCCACTGTGACGGGCGTGCCGTCGAAGAGTGTGAGCTGGCGTGTCTGGCCGTTGCGGGTCAGCGTGACGGGCAGCGTGGTCGTGGTTCCGGCAGGGATGGCATCGGTGAGCCGAACTGTGAAATAACCTACGGGCGGCAGCGGACGGCGGTTGAAGCCGAGGGCAATATCTACAGCCGTTGTGCCAACGGTGGTGTTGGTGGACTGCAGGTAAGGTATGCCGCCCTGGTTAGTTGGAATATTGAAATTACATCCCATAGCTCACCTCCTTCCGTTAGAAACCGTAGTTGCCGCCGTAGCCTCCGAACATTCCGTTAGGATAGATGCCGCCGCTCACGTAAGGCGTAGCGTTGACAGCCACCAGGTTCGGGTACTGCACGCTCACGGTGTTAGGCAGCTTGCACTTGATGTCGTCCACCTCCTTGTTCAGGGCAGCGAGCTGTGCGTTCACGGGAGCCATCGTCTGACCGACCACACCAGCGATGTACTGGTTCTGGTTAAGCTGCGAAATCTCGCCGGCCAGTTGTGTGTTCTTCTCGCGGGCAGCATCGAGCTTGTCCTGCAGCACCTGGGTCTGCATGGCGTCGAGCTTGGCCAGAACGGCCTGCGTGTTGCGGTTCGCGCCGTCGGTGAGGGTGTAGGTCTGCTGGCAGGTGGCCAGCTCGTCCTTGCCTGCGTTGAGAGCCATCTGCGTCTGGATGCCAGAGAGACCGCGCTCTACACCGTTGAAACCAGTGTTCAGACCCATCTGCACGCCGTTGAAGCCGGTGTTCATGCCCTGCTGCAGCTGGGATGTCTGTTCGGCGATAGCGAACTTGTTGTCGCAGCAGCACTGACAGAGCTGCTGGCTCAGGGCTGCGTTGCCAGCCTGGATGCTGTTGATGATCTGCAGCGGAGTCATGCCCTGCTGGGCAGCGATGCTTGACAGCGAGCTCTGGATGAGCTGGATGCCGCTGTTGACGAGGTTGAAGTCCTGGCCGAGCATGGTCGAAAGGGTCTGCGTAGCCGTGCGTGCCTGTTCGCCCTGCGAGGTGACGGCCTGCATGATGAGCTCACGCCCGTTGTCGTTGTTCAGCTGGTTGGCGAGGAACCCTACGCCGTTTGCGCCTCCCATGCCGCCGAAGCCGCCGTTACCGTTCCAACCGAACATGCTGGCGAGGATGCCCATGGCGAACAGCTCTGTGATGTTGTTCATATTCATGGCGTTCCATCCGCCATAGCCGCCGCCGAAGCCGCCGAAGCCCATGCCGCCGCTCATGCCCGCTCCGAGCATGAAGGGCACGATGCCGTTGGCAAGCGCATTACCTCCATTGCCGCCGTTCGAGTCGGGAATAGAGAAAACTTTCATGTCACTCATTGTTGTAAAGTGTTTGTGTTGGTGAATAATGTGAATTAACTCGCGGGTCGGGAAATCCGAACCCACGGGCAAAGTTATTCACTAATCACTTGACTATGAAGCAAATGAAAGCATATCGCCGGAAGCCTGCTGTTCATCCGTGAAGCGGTGGTTTCAATGTCTTCTGTTTACTGACATTTCGAGGTGGTGAAGAATGTTATAGACTTGTCTGTCGCTGATATGATGACGCTCGGCCAGCGTCAAGATGACTGCCTTGCGAGTGACCATCGTCTGAGACAATTCAAGATAGTCGCGGTATAAGTCGCAGTACTTATAATCCTCTAAGCGGATGCCCGCTTCGTTCAGCTTTTGAAGCAGTTCCTTGTTAAATTCCACTAAATCTATGCGTCTCATCGTGCAAATTTGTTAAAGATTAAAATATTCTTATTACCTTTGCACCGAACCACCAACCTTCGCGGATATAAAAACAATAGCGTTACAGGTCGAGCAGTGGGTACTATATCCCCCGACGGCGACCTGTAACGCTCGCATTCGCAAATGGTTGGTGGTTCTTCCTTTGTGGAACGTCGGGGGCTTTTTTATACTCTCGCCCCCGAGGGAAGAGTGAAAGAGATTGTTGCGATAGTATCGCAACAGACGGGACGACTACTCGCCGGTGCCGCCGCTTGCGGGGAACAGGGCCTCGTAGGGAGTCCAGTCGATAGCGTCCTTCTCCTGCCAGCCGGCGGCCTGCAGACTATGGATATGGTCTGTGGCGTGCTGGTAGAAGTCCTCTGCTTCGGTCATTGTCACGAAGGTGTGGTAGACGGGATTACCTTCTGCGTCCTCGCCCATCTTGAAGGTGACGGGCAGGTTGTCACCGCTGGTCTGTATGGCACGGGTATAGGCAGCCATGAAGTTGAGCTGCTGCTCTACGGAGAGCCACACGGGGATTTGCTCGCCATCGGCAGATGTCCACACCAGACCGGAAACGATTCTCTCGGTAGTACGGGCGTTGATGTCGGTCAAGATGGCTTTCTTCACGTCGGCAAGCGAAATGGTGGCGTGCTGACGCTTGTAGAGATACACCTCATACCAGGAGGCAAGGCCGCCTGCCTGTTCAGGCTGCTGCAGTCCATAACATACGGTGACGCGCGAACCCTCGTCGCGCAGTGGAGCGTAGTCGCTCACGGGTCCTGTGGTCTTGTTCATCATTGTGATAATTATTTAAATGGGTGAATAATGATTTTATCGTGAGGCTGCGATACCATTGCAGCATACTGGACGGAGGGAGATTTCCGCTATGCGGCTCGCTGCATACAGGTCATGTCGGCGTCGAAGTGACCGATGCGCAGGTACTCGGGCCGGAAGAACAGCTCGCGGCGCAGGCGGTAGCTGGCCGTCTGGCGCAGGATGCCGAGGTAGGAGTTGACCGTGCGCACCACCTTGTCGGGACGGCTGAAGTCCATCTCGCGCAGATGGCGGTGTATGTGCCGCAGCGAGGCTGCCGACGGCGTGATGTGCCACGGACGGACGTAGGCTCCCAGGAACTCCACGCCCTGCGTCGAGCGGCAGATGCACACCTTTCCCATGTGCAGGTCGAGTGCAAGCTCCTGCTTCAGGAACCGCCGCACCTTCGGGACCAGCTGCAGCAGCCACTCGCGGTCGCACGACACGACGTAGAAGTCGTCCACGTAGCGGCCATAGCGACGGCATTTCAGCACACGCTTCATAAACTGGTCGAGCACGTTCAGGTAGACGTTCGACAGCAGCTGCGAGGTCAGGTTGCCGATGGGCAGTCCGCACCCGTCCTCCGTGCAGAAGAGCGACTTTGCGGGATCGAGACCGTTCCACGCCTCGATGGGCATAGCCCTCTCGCAGGATGTCTTCGGGTCGAGCATGGCGATGACCTCCGTCAGCCAGCGCACGAAGTCCATGTCGAGCACCTGCTGCCACGTGCTCCGTGGTGATACGCCGAGCACCGCTGCTGCCTCCTTCGGCAATCGGTGCGTGGCCATCCTGTCGAGCGTCGAGAGGCATATCCTGAGCAACCGCCGTCTGTCGATGTGCATAAAATAGCCGCGAATGTCGAGCTTCAGGATGTAGCACTCGCGGGTATAGCCGCGGCTCTCCTGCCGGATGTGCTGCGCCAGCCGCAGGATGCCGTCGAGCGTGCCGCGATGCTCGATGCACGAGTACGAGTCGCGTATGAACGTCGCCTCGTAGAGCCAGTGGGTATAATAGAAGTACAGATGATGCACCACCCTGTCGGGAAACTGCGCCGCGAACACCTCTCTCTGCTTGGGATGGAACACGATGAAGCACCGCGACGGCAGCGGCACGTAGCGACGCAGGATGAGCACCAGTGCCAGGCACGCCAGGTTCTGGCGCAGCTGTGAGCGGAAGTGGCGGACGTAGCTCATCTTGCCCTTGTGGCGGGCAGCACTGGCGAAGGCCACGTGCAGGTCGCGCAGCAGTTGTGGATATGTAAGCGTCATCAGACTGCGGCGTTAAGAAGAGAAAGAATGGCCGCTGAGATTGCTGGACCGGCCGAACCGGGAAACCGTTGTACCGATTGTTCGTGTTCTGCGGGTTGACACCATTCGGATTGAAGTTCAGGTTCCGGGCGTTGCGAGCCGAATTGAACGTCGACGACCAGAAGTTGCCATTGCCCGTGCGATTGTTCCACGAACGACCATTGCCGTTGCCGGACGCCGGAAGGAAAAGAGCTTCGGTCGCCACCTTACACGACGGCAGCGAGGGGTTGCACGTGGCAAGACCAGACTGTCTCTTCACTGTTTCACACCCCCTGCGGGGGCATGACGGGCGACCTATGAAATACTTCCGGACCATTCTTTTTATGGGTTATCAGTTTTTGTTTAGAGATGCGCCAGCAGTTCGCGCTGCACCTCTTCAAGGAATTTGTGAGCATCTATCGGCGACGTGCGGTGAAGCGGCAGCGACATGATGCGCCCCATGATGGCGAGGATGTGGCCGGGCGTATCGCCCATCGCGCCGCCACGACCCTGACGGTCGCCGTTGGCGCTTTCTTTCTTGCCCTTCTCATTCGACAGCGGCTGTTCGCTCTTCCACTTCTGATAAGCGGCCTGCAGGCGCTCATAGGTCAGCTCGCCGTGGTCGTCGGGCATCTGGACGGGCACGTCGATGCGCCCGTCCTCCACGTCGCGCCAGTCGAGCACCAGTTCCTTGGGCAGGTACTTGTCGAACGACTTCTCCTGGAATCCCACGAAGATGTATTCACCGTTGATGTTCTTGGCGAATTTCTTCACCGGCGTGGGCGGGTCAATCTCCATGTCGGGGTGCAGTCGCTTCATCTGCGAGGTGATGACCACGGCCACCAGCCACGCGCTCCACTCGTTGGCGTGCCAGTAGTTTCCATCGCGCAGCAAATGAACCACGTTCCACTTCTCAGGCTCCTTCCTGTCGGCCTCGATGGTCTGGATTTCCTGGTTGGTGAATCCCTTCCGCTCGCCCTGCTGCCTGAGCAGCTGGACTTTGGCAGACGGCTGGTTCTGTTGTTGTGTCTGTTCTGTTGGCATATCTCTATTTGTCTGTTATTTTTTCTGTTGGTTTCCTTCGTCCGCCCCACTGCTGCTGTGCCGCGCTGGGACGCGGCGGTGCAGCAGTGAAGCGCACAAAGGAATGGTTCGGGCGGAAGTATTACTGGACCGGCCGAACCGGGAAACCGAGGAACCGATTGAACGCGTCCTGCGGGTAGACACCATTCGGATAGAAGTTCAGGCTCCGGGCGTAGCGAGCCGAATGGAACGTCGACGACCAGAAGTAGCCATTGCCCGTGCGATTGCCCCACGAACGACCATAGCCGTTGCCGGACGCCGGAAGGAAAAGACGATTACCGTTGATCTTCGAGCGCAGGTAGAGACCGTTGATGCCGTTTACCGTCACGCGCTTGTCGGCAGCCGTCTTGGCGATGCTGGTCTCTGCCGTCACCACGTTGCCGTCGGCGTCGATGTAGTCGATATTGGCGAACAGTTCCGAGAAGTCCTCCATGCTTGGCATGCGCCAGGGCGCACCGAGGCAGGCGCGCGCGGCGTCCATCGAGGGCGGTATGTTGCCCGTGAGGGCGTTGCCGGGTGTCGTGCCGTAGGGCTGTCCGTCGTAGTAGGGCTCCTGCTCGTTCACGCCGCCCCAGTTGTAGTCAAAGGCGGATGTGCTGCTGGGATTGTGTCCGTCCTGGTTGCCCCAAGAGAAGAATGAGCACTCGTACTTGAAGGGCGATACTGCGCCGTCCACCTCCTGGAATTTCGACGGCGTGGTGAGGTCGATGGAGGCCTTGGCCCAGAGCGTGCCGGAGGGCAGGCCCATGTCTACGAAGAGTTCCGAGTCGACGTAGGGCTTCTGGTATTCCAGGATGTCGGAGAGTTTCTTGCCCGTCTTCAGGTCGATGACGGCATCTGTCGAGAGGGCCGTCTTGTTGGCGGGCGTACCGTCGGCGCTGAAGAGCATCACCTGTTGGGTTTTGCCGGCGGTGATGGCTGTCGTGAGGTCGCTCTGCACGGCCTTCAGGGCGTTAAGCTGTGTGATTGTTTCCATTGCTGTGTTGTATTGTTTCGTGTTTACTGTTTCTTTTACAAAGAAGATTGCGGCGGTGCCGTCGACGGCATCCCATCGGCTATGCGCTGACCACCACCGTGCGGCTCATCAGCTCGGCCACGTTCTGCAGCAGCTGCTGGCGGGTGTACTGCTCCCGTTGGCAGTGTATGTCTCGCCCTCTAATGCCGTTATCCGTGCGTTGAGCTGGCTGATCCAGTACTCTATGCTTGCGTCGGTGAAAACCTCCCACCCCTCATTGGGCGCCGGGTCGGTGACGGTGAAGGCCATCTTGCCGTCGACGATATTCACCACGAACTTCCCGTCCTGCACCGTCAGCGTGCATGGCAGGTTCTGCGTAGCGGCGGTGGCGCGGTAGAGCACCCCGTTGATGCCTACGACGGCGTTCTTCGGGAATGTCGATGCAGGCGTGAGCGTCGAGATGTCCACGGGCAGCAATGCCCCGGCATTATAAGCCATCTGCAACTGCCTGAGGTTGACGGCCTTTTCAAGAGTTTTTTTGCTTGGCATATTCTTGTTTTGCTGTTAAGAGGTGAAGAAAGGAGAACCCGGACTTTCCGGGCTCTCCATGAGCGGAAGAGGCTTACTCGGCGGGCAGTCCGAGGGCTGTGCGCACCTCCGCATCGGTGGCAAACTCGCCTACGATGTAGCCGGCCTGGGCGTGGTCGCCCCAGCCATAGGCGGTGTTGGCGTTGTCGAGGCTGGTCTGCACGGCCTGCACGAGCTTGGCCTTGGCTACGGAGCCGTCGGCCAGGTCGCCTGTGATCTTGTGGTCCTGCGAGATGGTCAGCTGCACGGGCTTGCCCGTCTGGTCGCCCAGCTCCAGATACTCCACGAGTCCGCTGGCGTCGATGTAGTCGTAGGTCTCGGTCTCGCCGGTGGCGTTGGTCTTCACCTTCAGGAAGATACCGGTGTTGCCCTCGCCGTCCTCGCTGGCGAAGCCGACTACGCTGTTGATGTAGTCCTTGGGGATGTCGATGACCACGAGGTCCTGACCTCCCTTCTTGAAGGTGTAGCTGCGGAGCATACCAGTGGTGGTAGTCTCGGTGCTTACGGTGATGTCCTTCGCTGCGCCTGCAGCGTCGATGGCCTGCTTGATGAGAGCCAGGTGCTCCATGTTAAGAGCACTGTTTGCATTGGTCTTTGCCATTTTGCTTTTGTGTTGTTTGGTTAAAAAAATAAAGTGAACTATATGCTGGCGGGCTACCGTGGTGCGGCAGTCTGCTGGACAGCCTTAAAGTGTCAGAGTCCGAGGGCGGCACGCACGTCGTCGTCGGTGGCGAAGTGGTTCTCCATAGCCTCACGGGCCTTGGGCGAGAGGTCGTGCAGCTGTACGCTGTCATCCTCTATCGACTGGCTGTTGACTTTGCCGTCGGCTATCTTGCCGTCGGGTGTCACGATGTCTACGGTCACTCCGCCGTCGGCGGGCATCTGAAGTGTGCGCTGGTGTACGCGGATGTGCCGGAGCACGTTCGTGCCGTCCTCCAGTGTCTCATAATACAGGTGAAGCTGCTGCGCGATGACATGCTTCAGTTTGTTGATGTCTGGTACAGTCATAATCGTTATTATGTTTTTATTGTTTTTGTTTCCAAAATATGTTGAGTAAGACTGGTGGTCAAGGGCAAAAAAATAAGAAGAACGTTGTTAATCGTTCTTCTTATACATAATATATATATAATGGGGAAAATACGTTCCTGCCTATGTACTCGGGTGAATCTTCTCAGCAGCTTCCGATCGGGAAACACCAGCGGAATGAAGCCCCTTTTCCGCAGCGATTTGCGAACGCAAGTCGTCTATCTGTTGCTGAAGGGTATAGATGAGTTTGTCCTTCGTGCTGATGCTGTCGTCCTTGGCGGTGAGTTCGCGCTTCAGCGAGGCGATGGTCTCGTCCTTGGCGGCGAGGAGGGTGGCAATGGGGTCGGCAATCTGCAGGGCGGGGGAAGGCAGCTCTGTACGAACCGGTGCTAAGTCGGCTACCAGCATAACGTCGCTCTCACCACGCATCCATTCCGGATTAAACACATTTCCAAAGGCATTGTTCAGCTTTACCATTGTTTCATACTGCACCGACTTGTTTTTTCCAGTCTTAATCTTAGTAACGTTTGCCGCGTTGATGCCAGCCTTTCGGGCCACATCAGTAGGGTTCTTCATTTCGGTATTGTCTACAAGCCAATACACCATTTTCATAAAGATCTCAGTTGTTTTCATACTTAGCCTTATTATTAAATTACGTTAATACTTTGCTACACAACGCACGGCTTTGCTAAATTTTCCCTACCTTTGTACCCCGAGTTAGTTAGTTAACTCTCCGACGGGGGTATAAGGAAAGCCTGCAGACGCGATGAAGCGCCTTTCAGAAGGAAGCCGTGCGCCGCCTTGCGAACTTAGAACACTTGCAAAGGTAAGGCTTTTCCCTCGTTTTCAAGTTATTCATGCCTACAAATTAAGAGATTTTAAAAACTTATGCAGGAAACCGTGAGCAAAGAAGAGTTAAGAAGTATACGCGTCCGGCAGTCGCGTATCTTCATTTTGACTGACAAGAAGAAGATAAAGTCGGTCAAGGTCCAGGTACATGACATGAAACTGGAGAACAAGGAGTACGAGGTGCGCACGGATTCCGGCGCATCGGCTGTATGTATCACACGGACTAAGTAGGAGATGACGGCATGAAACAATACTTCAGGAATCTTCTTCAAATTCTGCAGGGCAAAAACCCGTATCAGGCTGAGCGCGACGATCTGGAAGAGAAGTTGCGACTGGCTGGCGAGAATGTCCGTGGCTTGAACAACCTCTATTATAAAGCGTTGGAGAAATGGGAGAACGAAAGGAAAAAGGTTGCCTCGCTTCTGCAGCTCGTGGAGAACCTGAGGGAGCGCATCTCCGACAAGGACGCCATCATTGAGAAGCAGTGGCGCGAATACGATAAATTCTTCATTGAAGAAAAAAGTAAGATGAAATGACACATGCATCAGTATTCAGCGGCATCGGTGGTCCGGAGGTGGCGGCAAGCATGCTCGGATGGGAGAACCTCTTCCACTGCGAGATCAATCCCTTCGGTCGCGCTGTGCTCGACTACTGGTACCCAAACGCAGAATCGTATGAAGACATCACCAAGACAGACTTCTCCAAATGGGGGGGGCAAATTAACGTACTCACAGGAGGGTTCCCTTGTCAGCCTTTCAGTTTCGCCGGGCAGCGACGAGGAGCGGACGACGACCGCTATCTCTGGCCGTTCATGCACAGGTGTATTAACCAAGTCAGACCCGATTGGGTTGTGTGTGAGAACGTTGCTGGAATCACGACGATGGTCGAACAAGGCGACGTTACTCCGCTGGCAGACGCAGCCGACCTATTCGGAGCGGATAACCGACTACGAAGATACCGACTCAGAGAGACCTTTACCCTTGAACGCATCTGCCGTGATATCGAGGCAGACGGATATGCAGTCCAGCCGGTGCTTATACCGGCTTGTGCCGTTGGAGCCCCGCACCGGAGAGACCGCGTGTTCATCATCGGGCGAAGGACTGCTGCCGACACCTGTCGTGGTAGACAATCCACATCCGAACAGCAAGGTCAACGAGCAGGGCAGGCGGTACAACCACAAGGCAGAGTCCAGTCACTCGATGGGCTTGGCAGACTTGGCACTGCATCATCTCCTGCCGACGCCGAAAGAGCTGGCTGCGGGCGTTGGGAGCTATTCCCTACTCAGTCCCCTGTACACTCAGGAAATGATGGGCTTTCCATTGGGATGGACGGAGCATCCATTCCTTTCAACAAATGGCGGAAGGAGGCCCTCAAAGCCTACGGCAACGCCATCGTCCCGCAGGTGATGTACGAGATATTCCGCGCCATCGTGCAGGTGGAGAACAAAATCCATAATATATCGTGAACGAGAAGGACAGAGACATACTGAACCAGATATCACTTGTCGATGTTATGCGACAAAACGGATATGAGCCTTACCATCTGCCGAAGAAGGGTAAGGCGACGTACTATTGTCCGTTCCCCGACCACAACGACAGGACACCATCGTTCAAGGTTGATCAGGCCATCAGCGGCGGTGCCGACTCGCTTGGCTGGATATGCTACGGCAAATGCGGGCGACGGGGCTACGGGGCCATCTCGCTGCAGGCCGCGCTGATGGGCTACGACCACACGGCGCTGTCCAAGAAACAAATGGGGGAGGTGCTGCAGCGGCTCGTCGATGACCACGGCATAGAGATAAGCGGTGTGGCACCGACCGCGCCGGAGCAGCACACAAAGGCCGTCGAGCCGCAGGAGTGCGAGTTTGATCTGGCACCGTGGACGGAGCAACACCTGCGGGCGCTGGGCTTCAAGGTGGAGCTGGCAAAGCGCAAGGCCGAACAGGAGGACGTGGAGAAAATAAAGCAGGGTGGGGGAGAGGCCGACGATACCGACCGCGCCGAGATACAGATAGGCGACATGGTGACGGAGTTCGACCCTGACAGCGGCCTGCCGCTATACCGCTGTTCGCTCGACCGCAACTACTGGCGGGGCAGGGGAGAGACCAAGACTGCTCAGGAGTGGGGCGCAGTGCTGGAGCGCGAGTTCAGCGTGTTCCCCGTGGCAACGTTCGTTACCGGACCGGTGGAGGTCAAGCAGGGCGGCAAGTGCTCGTTGGAGGTGCATGCCCGTCCGTCATACCCCATCTTCGCCTTCACCTACGACTGGGGCGTGAAGAAATATGAGCCGAGAGCCAGCGGCCGCACGAAGTGGTACTGGGACAAGAAGGAGGGCGTGGCGACGAAGGTGTATGGCGACCGAGTGGCGGTGGCGGCCCTTAAAAGTGAAGAGTTAAGGGTGAAGAGTGAAGAATATGCCACCGCACAGGAACGCCCATGGTATGCCGACTGGAAGCGGGAACGCAGACACCCGATAGTGGAACTGACGAGGGAGGTGAAAGGAGAGAAGAATACCTGCTACAAGATGAAGCGACTGGTGCTGTGCTCCGGTCCGCGCGACGCGATGCAGATGTGGGCTGCCACCGATGCCCATGTTCTGTGGCTCAACTCCGAGACATCGGGCATACATGACGGCGTGGTGGAGGAATGGCTGCAGGCGCTGCTCTGCCGCATGCAGGCGGTGGCCTGTAATATATATGTATGCTACGATGCCGACGCGACGGGCATCGGCAGTAGCAGCAGCATCGCACTGGAGAACGCCAACGTGCATTGGGTGCGGCTGCCACGCGAGATGGACCAGGTGGTCGTCAGCAAGACAGACGGCCGCATGAAAACGGCGAAGGACGTCACCGACTTCGTGACGCATTTCCCGCAGATACAGAAGCTGCTGGCCCCCGACCTGCGCAAGGCCAACCCCAGTGCCGCGCTGATGCGCTTGCTCGACAATGCCCTGACGATGCAGTTCTGGATAGACAAAGCCACGACCAAGAAGAACCGCGACGGCGAGAGCCGCGAGACCAACGTGCGCTACGTCCTGAGCGTGGCCAACCTCCTGCAGTTCTTGGAGGCGAAGGGCATCCGCTGCTATGCCGGCAGCCAGGGGCAGCGGGTCTTCTATCAGCTGACGCACAAGAACACCTACCGTCTGCTTGACAACGGGCGCACGGGAAACCAGTTAGAGAGCGTCAGCCGCACGGCGATGCTCGACTGGCTCGATGCGCACATCAGCGAAGCCGACGCGCCCTATAAGGCCAACCTCGTGAACGCCGTCTTCACCGGCAAGGGACTTGACGGACGCACACTGAGCACCATGCCGTCGCTGCCCGTCAACGACCACAGCTACGGCGAGGACTTCGACTACTTCTTCTTCGAGAACACCGCCGTGCTCGTCACCATGGAGAAGATTACCGCCGTTGACTATGCCTCGATGCCCTACCTGACCAACGAGGAGCTTATCATGCCGGGTGACTTCACGGTCATCCCGCAGCCGTGGCGCATCATCATCAACCCGAGATACGAGGCCGAGAAGAAACGCCACGAGGACATCAGCCGTCAATGCACCACGCCCGCCATGCGTGCGGCTGAGAACACGCGCTGGAAGGAATGGGAGAAGCTCTGGAAATACCGTCTCATTATGGATAAGCCCCTCGAACAGATGCCCATGCACTTCCGCTTCCTCTACAACCAGGGTCGCATCTTCTGGGAGAAGGAGAGTTTTGGTGAGACGCTGACAGCAACCGAGCGACAGATGCAGGACATGCACCTCATAAATAAGGTCCACGCCTTCGGCTATGTCCTGACGCGCCACCGCAGCCGCGCCGTGCAACGGGCCGTTCATATCACTGACTATAGCGTGACAGACGAGAACAAGGCCAGCGGACGTAACGGCAAGAGCGCCGATATCGATCTGCTGGCCACCGTGCGCCCCTCGTCGGCCAACATCGCGGGCAAGAGCATGAAGAACATCACCATCGAGGTGATGATGGGCAACGTCGTGCCAGGAGTCCACTCGCTCGTCTGCATCGACGAGCTGCCAGACAACTTCAAGTTCGAGGATATGTTCAACACCGGCACCACCATCGTCATCAAGACCCTCTACAAACAGCCAGTCACCCTGCGCGGCGAGGACGTTCCCAAGATATTCATCGCCAGCAACAAGCCCTTCGACCGCTCCGGCGGCTCAGTGAAAGGGCGCATCTACCCCTGCTTCACCAGCGACTACTACCACGCCTCCACCGATGACGGACGCTGGCTCGACTTCACTCCGACCGACGAGTTCCAGGAGCAGTACGGTGTGCAGGAGGTGGCCAACGGCCTGCCGCCCGACCTGCTCAACGAGGCACAGAACCTCATGGTGGCCTGTGCGCAATTCTATCTGCAGCACCCCGGTGAGGTCATCCTTCCGCCGACCGAGACACGCAGCCTGCGCCGCGAGCTCTACGCCATGACCAAGGACGGCGCACTGACCGACTGGCTGGTGCAGTACTTTGAGGACATCCCCAACAATCCTCACATCGGTCAGCCCATCCCGCCGCAAGAGATGGCCATCAGCCTGCTCGACAGCGAGGGCGAGGGCGTGAACTATGAAACGATCGAGAAGGCAAAGAAACGCATCGCCAAGAGTCTGAAGCCCTGCCTGAACCGCATGGGCATCGTGATGGATCCAGACGTGGTCCTAAACACCCCCTCATACCGCCGCAACGGCGGTCGTCGTAGCCGGGCATGGCTGACTGTGCTCGACCAGCAGGGTAAACCTGTGGGTAAGAAGGTGAAGAACCTTTACCGACATGAGATTTTGACCGGTGAGCGCCTGCCGCGCGAACTGTCGGCACAGCCCGTATTCGTACATTACTTCTACCGCAATCGACCCGGCTGCATTCCCATCAAGCCTTATACTTCAGGCAAAGAATATGAGAAAGGATATGTACAGGCTGCGAGCGAGAAAGATCCAGAAACTGAATAGTTTAAACATACAATTAACATGAGACCATCATTGAAAGCGACAATCATCCGTCACTCATGTCGCACAGGCCGTGCGGTGTGGATATACAGCGGACCGTCAAAAGAGGCAGCTAAAACCGCTTACTACCGGACAGTGAAACGCGAGCGTGAGCGTCAGCTGCGGTGGGCGGCTATACAGCGGCGGCGGGTTGAGAACATCAAACTTCTGCTTCAGGATTGTGTTGCAGCCCTGCCCATCCTTAGTGACATGACCGGGGATCAGTGCGAAGCCATCCGCATACTGCATGAGTTGGCCGATAACCAACAGGAGTTCAGCAGCCCGTTCTTGGAGCACGACTATGAGCGACGTCATCAGAACTATTTGGAAAAGCGGCGGCGGAAATACTGGAGAGACGCTGATTTCCGCCAGCACGAGCGGGAAAGAAGGCGTAAAAAAACTAAAACTGAAATGCAAGATAATAGTAATTATGATAAATAAAAAACCAGGACACAACGAGATATGAGCAAAAAAGACTGCATTAAAAGTGAAGGTCAGGTAACCGAGTCACTTGGCTATGATAATTACCATGTTCATCTCGACAATGGCGTCACCATCCTCGCCACACTCTCTGGCAGGATGCGTCAGAACCATATCCGCATCGTGGCGGGCGACCGCGTGGAGGTGGAGCTCTCGCCCTACGACCTCACACGTGGACGAATCTCATTCAGATACAATAGATAATGATTATTAACCTAAACAACCGACTGAAGTATTATGACAACAGCAAGAGTACATGGAGGCAATACCCTCGAACAACAAGTCATCCGGCTGCAGAGAGAAGGATGGCACGTAGCGAACATCGCCAGCATCGCCAAGGTGAATGCCGACACAGTGAGAGAAATCCTGAAGCGTAGAAATATTATTTCAATGTAAGACAATGAAGCACTTAGATTTTACCATCGACTTTGAGACCTGCGCCCTGACAGCCAACGCCGCACCGATGCAGGTGGCCATCGTGCCCTGGCGACGCGAGGCAGAGAGCGACCCGTTTGTGCTCGACGAAACCGGTGAGACCACCGAGGAACAGGCCTGTGCATGGCCAGAGCCATACGTGACATACATTGACCTCCGCTCTTGTGTGGTCGAAGGAATGGACTTCGACCCCGTCACCATCGACTGGTGGAGCCGCCAGAGCGACGAGGCGAAGCACACCGTCTGCCAAGGACTGGCCGAGCCTATCGCCGACATCACCATAGGCGCTCTCAATTATCTGCGCGACATTATCAAGCAGTTCCAGCTCGACAGCGTCTGTCTCTGGGCGCACGGCATGGACGTGGACTGTGCCATCCTCCGCTCGCTCTGTCGCCGCTTCGGCATCGACCTGGAGGGCATCGTGCCTCACACCTCCTTCCGCGACTGCCGCACCGTCATCCTCGAGGCAGCACTGATAGAGGCCGAGCGCAGCATGGCCGGCAAGAGCACGCGGGCCAACGGCATCGCCCTACCCCGCCAGGTACATGTCGACCCGACGCTGGCCTACAAGATCTTCGACCCCCTGCCCTCCCACTACGCTGAGGACCGCGAGACCCATGACGCCCTCTACGACGCCCTCCGCTCTATCTGGTACACCTGGCAAGCACTTAAAACCCTACGATCATGAACGAAGAAGAAGAACTGAGAACCCACGACACCGAGAACTCGACCACCGAGGCCGACAGCTCCATCTGGTATTCATAAAAAACGGACAGCTATGGAAACAACACTGATTATTTTCCGCATCATGGCAAGCATTGTCAATGGGTTGCTGATAGCACTGGCAATAACCGTTTACTTTTACATGCACCGACATCAGCAGAAGATGAAGGACATCACGAATATGTTGGTGAGGCTGTTTGTCATCACGATGGGTGAACACCTGCGCCACAATTTCGATCAGCTGAAAGAAATGAAAGAGGTCCTGCAAGAACTTATAGCCGCCGAACGCTATGAGGACGCCAAGCGTCTGAAAGCCGTCATCGACGATCATGCGCAACAAACCTTGGAGGAGCTACGCCGTTTCAAGGAGGAGTTCGGTGACAAAGTGATAAAGATGGATTTGACGAAGATATGCGAGCCGACAAACGAAGAGGAGGACTGAGGCATGACCAAAGAACAGCAGATAGCTCACTGGGTTCCGTTCGTTGACATCGTACTGACCGCCGAGAACAACATATCAGACATGGAGAGGCATGCGCTCATTGCCGCTCGTGGCACGGGCGAAAGCATGGAGCGGCGAGCCATCGAGCGATATATCCGCGCCGTCGCCACTGAAATCGTGGAGCGCGGCGGCATGGCGTTCGAGGGCGGAGAACTGAGAGATTGAACCGTATAATGAATTTTAAAAACCTAACGACAATGCGAGTACACAGATTTATGAGCGACGCGGAATACGAGGTGCTGGTGGCTGGCGGACGGCTGATGAATGCCACCGACCATGCCAAGGATCGCGGTCAGCTGACCGACAGCATCGGCTTCTGCTTCTTCACCGAGGATCCCGACAAGGCGATACACTGGCTCTCAGGCTGCTGCTATCCCGACCACTGCGTGACGCTTGACATCCCTGACCACATGCTCCGCCCCAGCACCGCCACCTACCGCGACCCTGAGCGCGACGACCTGACGCGAGGCCCCATCATGGGCGGACACCGCCCCACGATGCAGAAGCGCGAGTACTGTCTGACGAGTTACGCACTCAGCGACGGCGTGACCATCATCGCCGACACCGAAAAATACCGCGAATACGCCGACCTGCGCCGGGCGATGCAGGCCATCGGACTAATAAACTGAACGACTATGGCAGCAACAATTACCCCCCCCAAGAGCCGTTTCCTCGGCAACGGCCTTTCTCGCACGGCGATGCTTTTCAAGATTGCCACGCTGGCGGGCCATCGTCTGACCATCCCGGAGATGAACCGCTTCAAGGACGTCAACCCCCGACAGCTGGAGCACGTATATGAAGAGGTAGTACGCATGGGCGACCCCGGCAATGCCCTCTTCGCCCTCAGACTGTTATTAAAATAATTATTCACCAATTTAAAACAAAAACGATTATGGATCAGAAAACAATCAAGCGGCTCAGCGCCGTGGCAGCCTCGGTGCTGCTCGTGTTAATCATCTTCTTCGCCTGCTGCACGGTAGTCGACTCAGGCGAAGTGGGCATCAAGTTCCACAAGTGGTCGGCCTCTGAACAGGACTACGGCGGCGTCGAAGGGACGTGCAAGGGCTGGGTGTTCTATAACCCTATCACCACCTCGGTGTTCACCTACCCCACGTTCACGCAGCGCAAGCAGTATGAGACCATCAAGGTGAACGCCAAGGATGCTTCTATCTTTGAGATGGACCCCACCATCGCCTACCACATCAACCCGGCCAAGGCGTGCGACATCTTCGTGAAGTACCGCGTCGATGTGAAGTCGCTGGAAGACGGGTACATCCGCACCTGCATATACGAGGCCTACCGCACCTGCGCTAACCAGTACACGTCGGACTCGCTGATGTCGAACCGTGCCAACTTCGAGCGCGACGTGCGCTCACGACTGGAGAAGTCGATGATGGCAGAGGGCTTCCTCGTCGAGGAGTTCACGTCGAAGATTACCCCACCCGCCTCGCTGACGAGTATGATAGACGCTAAGAACGCTGCCATCCAATCTGCCCTGAAGGCAGAGAACCAGGTGAAGGAAGCCGAAGCCAACGCAAAGATCGACGTGGCTAAGGCCGAGGGTGCCGCTCGTGCCATGCGCATCAAGGCCGATGCCGAGGCATACTACAACAAGACCATCGCCGCCTCTTTGAGCCCGATGATTATTCAGGAGGATATGATAGAGAAATGGGATGGCAAGATGCCGCAGATTGTAGGCGGCAACGGCATGATGCTCGACATAAGTAAGGTAATGGGGAAGTAAGGCTATGGGAACATCAACCATCGTATATATCCTGAGTGTGGTAGCGTCGCTCTATGCGACCTACCTGCTCGCCTACCGTCTGTACGACGTGCCGGAAATCGAGGAGCTTGAGCCAGAGCGTATCGTCCTGCCGAGGATTGTCTACATCGCGGCCTTGATTATGGCATTCATTCCTTTGCTGAACATCATTGCCCTCGTATTCTTTGTCGTCATGCCGCAAGCGGGCAAATCCTGTGGCGACTTCCAGATAAAGTCCTGGCTCTTCGAGAAGCCTGAAATGAAAACCGACAACACCGACAATAACCCTGAAAAGAAATAGAACTATGACAACAAAGAAGAAACCAACCGCCGCCCCAGCCGAAGCGCAGGGTGACGCAAAAGACGAGAAGAAGAAAATGCTCACCGTGAGCGACGAGCGCATGCAGACCGTGATGCGCCATGTGGACCGTGGTCTGTCGAAGGCGCACGTCACCACCGTCGAGATGCTGATAGCCGCCCGCCAGATGACCGCCTCGGCGCTGGCACAGCTCTGCACCGACAACCCGCAGGCCGACCGGCTCCAGCTTATTGATGACGTATGCGCCGATCTGCGTCAGGTGCTCATGAAGCGCATCCTGCCCGAAATGGCCATCACACCCAAGGGCGAGGCGTAGTCACTAACCGCAAAAAAGCTACACACAATGAAATTGAAACCAGTTTATGCCGCAGGGCGGAGCGTGAGACTGTCGCCGCTGCAGCGCATCATGCAGAAGACGGGGCGCAGGCCTACGGAGTGCCGGTGCCAGTTGTGCAAGCGCCAGTGCCACACGCCGTGTCTCGCCACGCCGCAGGACATCCTGCGGCTGATGGACGCCGGCTACACCTCGCGGCTGGCACCGACGCTCTGGGCGGCGGGCATGGTGATGGGAGTGACGAACCAGCCCGTGCCGCTGATACAGGCCCGCGTCGAGGACGGCGCGTGGGGCGGACTGCTCGACGTGGGAGCCAACTCGCACTGCACGTTCTTCACCGGCGACGGCCTGTGCGAGCTGCACGCCCAGGGACTGAAACCCACCGAGGGTCGCCTGTCGCACCACTCCATACGCATCGACAACTTCCGAGCCTCGAAGTCCGTGTCATGGACCGTGGTGCAGGAATGGCTCTCGCCCGACAATGCCGACGTCGTGGCCGAGGTGACCCGCCGCTACGGGGAGTATATGAAACAGTCACAACATTAACGATTAAGAGCGATATGAAATCAAATGAACTGATGATAGGAAATTGGCTGTTTAACAGGAACATTAACAAGGCTATGCAAGTATATCCTATGATGTTTTCTCAAATGTTCCGTCGGACGCCAGAATCTACTACTGAGGATTATGGATTTTATCCTATCCCACTGGATACACGGCAGCTGGAGAAGAACGGCTGGAAGCTCAACGGAGACGATGCGAAGTCCGCCCCCGGCACATGGACGGGTGGCGGCCTGATGCTGGAGCAGGAGCCCGACGGCGATGGATTTCGGATCGTGGTCACCAGCGACTACGACGACGAGGACACCAACCGCACTCCCTTTGTCCTGCACTACCTCCACGAGCTGCAGAACGCCCTCCGCCTCTGCGGCATCGAGAAAGAGATTATTGCGTATTAACAATTTAAAAGCTACACAAGATTATGAAACAAGAAACCCCAAAACACCAGCCCTCGCAGCCCGGCACGCAGGACGGCGAGCGCTGCGACTCCGAGTTTATCCGGCAGGCGCAAGCCTTTGCCAGCTATATGGCCAAGGAATACGCCGAGCCCGCAGACGGCGACATCGCCATGCTGCTCCTTGCCCTCGATGCCACCGACGCGGAGAAGACCGCCCACCTGCACTGCACGATGGGCAACCGCATGCGCATCGCCGCCGACATCGCCGACATCATGCGCGACAAGGAGTGGGGCCGCGACCTCTTCCGCAACGCACGCATCATGGCCGGAGGCGACGATGGAGCCACCGACGAACTCCTGCGCCGCAACCGCCGCCGGCTGCGCACCGACTACGCCGTGCTGATGCTACCATTATTTATGGTAATACTCATCACAGCCCTCGCCATCATCAGCCCCGCCTACAAGTGGACGGATGCCGTCGGCATGGCCATGCTTATGGGCTTCAACATCCTGCTTATCGTCCGCGACATCCTCGACCGCCGCCGTCAGACAGCCCGCATCTTGGCCGAGCGCCACAGCGAGGACAAGGAGCGGGCAGAGGCAGCCGCCAAGACTTTCTTCGACATGGTGCGAAACAGGATGAACGATGATGATGATGAATAAAACTACAAATTAAACGAATTATGAAGATTATCGCAAAAAAGGACTCCGCACTGGAGCAGACTGTAAGAGTGATGTGCGAGAAGATGACAGAAGGCATCGTCGGCGCACGGGACATGGTGGAAAAAGCCGCTGGAGTAAAACCTATGAACATATTCCACATATTTCACTGGGGAACGATATCAAGGTTGGTGCCAGAGTTTGATATCCATCCTGATGACAGGGTAAAGATTGACCCTCACATTCTTCGTAAGAAGAAAGGATGTGAGAGTGTCTATGTTCCTGCCCTGCGCTATAAGGAAGGCAAGGATCTTGATGCAGCCTTCCGTGAGTTTGCCAAGGAGCATGAGGTGACAGAGGAACCGCTGAATGAGTATGGCATCCACATGGTGGACTGGAAGAATGGCATGTCGTATAGCATCCAGCTGGCTCACGATACGGAGAATAACCGGTATATGCTTGTCTGTTCTGACAGCATCCCCAAAGCGTTTGATAAAAAGAAACTGGCCAAGGATCAGTTTGAGGTGGAGTATTAAGCAGGAAGAAGCATTCCGCATCGAGATTACCGAACGGCAGAAAACGGAGAAAGTATGGAATGGTTTAGCATTAACGAACGGCTTCCTGAAGTAGATGAGCGAACGGGCGAGAGTGAATTCGTGCTGGTATATCCCGGACACAGATGCTTGCCGAGGATTGCCAGATACTCCAATGGGCTATGTTGCAAGCAAGGCTGGTGGATGCAAACCATTGGGGAACACCATCCGCTCCGCAATCATCGCGGTCATCCCGCCTTTACCCACTGGGCAGAGATAGAATATCCAGACACTACGAATCAAACGAAATAAAAGATAAGGTTAATGAAAAAATTCAAAGTAACAGTAACCAGAGCCTGTGAATATGAGGTGACGGTTGACGAGAAGAAATGGGGCTTCACAAAGCAACAGTCTTTTGAGCGCTCCCTCTGGAGACTACCAGTTTACGTCGACAAGGACGGCAATCTCGACGTAGAAGCCGCAGGCGGTTTTGCCAGGGCTCTGGCCGAGCAGACATCAAAACATGGCATCGGCATATTCATCGAGGGCTTCGGCATGTGCGGCACGGACAAAGAAATTGTGGACTACTGGAACAAACTGCAAAACCACAAGGACAACCAATTCACCGACGGCCTGTATATCAGTGAGAACTACGACGAAATTGAGTCAGAGATTGAAGAAGTGAAGGAGGACTGACACGATGAACTGGAATATCAACAGCTGCGACGGCATCTACAATTCCTTCGACGTACATTTTACGTCGAAGTGTGACAACCGCTGCCCGCACTGTATCGACGCGCAGTATAGCGGCAAGGGCATCAAGCACCCCGACGCTCACGCCATCGCCAAGGCCATCATCGACCACCAGGAGGGCTTCGACGACGTGCTGTTCCTGGGCGGCGAACCTTGTCTGTTCCTGAAGGAGCTTTGTGACTGCATATTCATGATCAAGACCAATACACGGCTGAAATGCTACGTCACCACCTCCGTTCCCCACACATGCTACCGCCTTTACCCGAAATTCCTGGAGCTGGCAGAGCTGGCAGACGGCATAAACCTCTCCGTACAGCATTACCGCGAAGACATGGCCGATAAGATACGCTGCACCACGTCGCGCTACGACCGTCAGGCATTCTACCGCGAGCTGCCGCACAAAGAGCGGTTTCGCATTCATTTGAATCTTGTGCGCCCCTACCTCTGCGACCGCAACGACGTGTTGTCCTGTCTCCAGCACTACGACAACATGGGATTTCCTGTCATTAAGCTCTCGGAGCTTCAGCGTGCCACCAACAGCTACGCATCGTTTGAGCAGATAATGGGCATACGTCTGCCGTCGCCATTTGCCCACGGTTGCCAGACATGGTTCGACATGCGTCAGCTGCTGCCCGAGTACAAAGGCCGGCTGTTGCTGAAACGCTCCTGCTTCCTGAACGAAGAGACGCGGCGGGCAAGCCTGGCGGACGGCATCAAGGTATTGCGCAAGTGTCTGGTCAGACCGCGACCACAACACTATGCCGTAGTCTATGAAGACGGCTCACTCAGCAACGGGTGGGTATAACATTTACAAACCATTTAATAACATCAACAGCTATGTGGACAAAATTTCTTAGAAACATGATGGCGCAACACGCGCTGAAGATGAGCCACTGCTCAACAGGTGGCGGTGCCTGTCACTGCACAAGTGGAGAAACCCTATACCGGAAGGTAGGCTACGGGCATTGCGCCACCTACGAGCCTGTCAACCGAGGTTTCGGGCACTGCGGGTGAAAGATAGGAGGACTGAGCAATGAGCAGACAAGGCAAGACATGGACGTTCCTGCGTCCGAGCGACCCTGCAAGGGTTATCCGTTTCGATCCGACGGGCGAGGACTTCGGGGCGATGTACCTGGCACAGGGCTGGCTCCGCGACCACGGCTACCGCTACGGTTCTACCGACTGGAGCAACTACGTGGCTGCCATGAAGGGCGAGCAGTACACACTGCCGCAGAAGCTCTACAACTTCAACCGCGAGGACTATATGCAGGTGACGGCAGTGATGTATTCCTGCAACTACCGCGAGGGCTGGGTGGAGGTATGGGTCGTGGAACCGATGTGGGTGCTCCACCTCTTTCTCGAATACCGCTGGTACGACATGATTCTAAGCGGTGAGAAAACCGAGGAGTACCGCCGCTTCTGCAAGCGGTGGAACAAGGCATTTACCGGCATCAGTACCGACGGTGCTCCACTGTTTTCATTCCGCAACGGCTATCAGCAGCCCAACGTGAACGGCTACACCCACGTCTGCCTGCACCGTGGCTACACCTCCACGACGGTCACCTACCGCATCAACGCCGTCACCATCGGCCAGGGGCGCACCGACTGGGGAGCGCCCGACGGCGAGGATGTGTATATCATCAAGCTGGGAGAAAGGTATTAACAAGTTAAACAAAGAGCAATATGACAAAGAAACAACGAGACCGCAAGAACCGCAAGCGAGCTATAAAGGTGGGCGAGCTGAGTCTGAAGGACTGCACCGTCCGCTACGTCGATGTACAGTTTCTGATGAAGGTCGGTGGCAAGGTGTTCGGCGGCAAGCGGTTCCATTACCAACGGGACCGGTCCACGTCGGCCAGCGATCTGGAGTTGCTGGCGCGAATCATTATGAGCTGGGAGAAGACCGTTGACTTCGGCACCACTCACGCCGACGAGTTTCTGCGCGAAGTGGAAGGCCGCATAGCCAACCGCAGCGGGCTGACAGCCGACGAACTTTTCCGCAAGTACTGGGTGAACTACCGAGAGACCGTGGAGCAGGAGTTTGAGCGCGACAACAAGGGTGTCGCCGATCACCCGCTCTATCAGCACGAAAACGACTGCCTGAAGTACAGGGCCGCCATGTGGCTGCACAGCTTCTTCAACGAGCCGCTGCCCATAAAGCTCGCCTTGCTTTACGGCATCTACCGCATAGGCTATGCCGCCGACGGCTTCGACGGCATGCGGCAGGAGATAGAGCAGATACCGCATACCATCCGTGATATCGTGGACGGGATGATAGTAAAGAGTAAAAATAAGGAGGACTGAATTATGCCAATATTAAACATTGAACTGAGTGACTATGATGCGCTCAGAGACAGAGTGAAACAACTGGAGTGTGAGAACAAGAACCTTTCGGAGGCCATCGAAGACAAAGCAGAGGATGGTCGTCTGAGGGTTATCAAGAAGACGGTGACAATAACGCTCAACCCGTGGAAGACGGTCAACGAACACGCATTGGATTCATGCACCGAGAAGTACGAGTTCCTGAACTTCGACGATATTGAGCAGGAGGCCAAGAGCCAGTTTTATAAGGACATGGCTAACCGCATCCAGAGCCAGGAGCGGCAGGAAATCTCAGAGCTGAAAGAGCAGTTGAAGCATAGCCAGGAGCAACTTGACAGTTCGCTCGGGCGCATCGACCGGCTAATGAAGCGCAACTGGTGGAACAGACTGTGGAATAAAGGAGCGGAATAGCTAATATGGAAGCAAAAGAGTTAATGGCTGGCGACATCGTTAGGCAGAAGCACAGCGGACTGATTCTGAAAGTCTCTGAAATAGTACCGCCGTACATCAGAGCAGAAGGCGAAGACGGACAGTTTCACGAAGACACCGTAGAGCCAATACCACTCTCTGCCGAGTTCTTCGACAGCATCGGGTGGCACCGCATGGAGGGCGGCAAGTACGACAAACGCTATTTCTGGGCAGACGACTCCTGCGAGATGACGGCACACGAGTTCAATGACGGCATGTGGCACGTGGGGCATGACTGCATCGAAATGGGCGGATTCCCCATTGAGTGCGTGAACATCGGTTGGGTACATGAGTTGCAACATTTCATAACCCACTGCTCGGTGGATATGGAGATTAAGCTAAAGAAGGGGGACTGAGCGTATGACGAGATACACATTGATGCTATTTCAGATGGCATACCCCGAGCAGATAAAAATCGACAAGAGCAAAGTGAAAGACGGCATTCACATAGAGTGCTGGCTTCTTAATGAAGACAAAGAACCTCACATGCTTTTATTCGATGGCGGTCCGTTTCCGACGGAAGAGAAAGTTAATGATACGATCCAGAAATTACTGGCAGTACAATTAAACGAACAGTGAGGATATGGAATGTGGAGTAAGGAAAAAACCGCAATGGTGCAGGATAGCTTCAATCATTCGATGCGAGGAATGTCCGCACTGGCAGCTGTCTTTAGAAGAATGGATAGAATTAAAAAATAGAACGATATGATTAAGGACAACATGTTTTACAGCGACCCGACGCTGAAGGACTATCGGGAGATGGACATTGAAAAGATTATCGAAGAGTATCTGCTGACCAAAGGCACTTGGTATAAATCTCCACTCAAAAACGAAAAGCCGAAGCAGATAAACAAAGTAGTGAGTGCAAAGAACCTTGTGTCTTCGGGGCTGTTTGTCTATGGACTGAAAGACAATCCGACGAATAAGCGGGCTGTAGAATACTACTGCGAGCGGTGGGGACATATACACCAGATTATCGACGAGCATGACGTGATACGAATCCCTGAAGATTTATGGAACCGATGCGACGAGTACAACCGAATACACACCAACGGCAATGACCGCAAACCAATGGAGGACTGAGCGTATGAATTTATCAGAAGACATCAGAAAAGAGATTTGGCAAATGGCTTCTACCCCTGAAAGCGTGTGCTATATTGAGAAGCACGACGGTGAGGGGTTCAAGGTGGAAGAGATTGACGGCGACTACTGTCATTTCTGTGCCACCGAGAAAGCGAGGGAGCTCGACAAAGAGAACGGCGGTAAGTATTATCATCAGGTATATGAAGAGACATCGCCAGAGAGCGACCATTTCAGCCATTGCGCGGAGTGCGGCTGCCTGCTCAATGCCGCGCTGATCGTCTGCAGCTGGAATGAAGATGACATCAACTGTATTGTTGAAGATTTGAAGCAGGTGAAATCTTTTGAGGACATCAAGGGCGACCTTGCGTGGAAAATTGACCAGGTACTCGACAGCGAGGATGAAGCCTGCGAGTGGTTCCCCAAACAGATGAAATATATCGGCAGGAGGTTGAGTAATCTTTATAAGAAAGAAAGGAGGACTGAACGATGAAGCACGTCAGAATGACACGTCACGGGCGAGGACCGCTGCACACTTACTACCGCCTCGAATGGATGTACGACCAGATGCGCCACGGCGACTACGGTACGTCATACGGCATGTGGTACAACATCGCCAACGCCTACGTCCAGTGCTGGGCTCGGGAGCGCAGCAGCGGCAGGAAACGCAAGGAGTACATCAAGAAGATTATCCACGTATGGGTAGAGGGCGATATCCGATGGGGTATCGAGTACAATAGCAAACATGAGTGGTATCGCGGTTGCAAACCGTGCGACTTTATCAATCTGCCAGGCTACGGCAAGGAGGTGTATCATATCCGCGAAATCATCAAGCAGTGGAACAAGTTTGCCAAACCAAACCGCCGTTTTTATGTGGACTTCGATGGAAAGGATGGAAAGTACAATGGCATACCCTACGACAAGTGCCTGCAGATTCTCAAAGTGTTGAATGTAAAAAGAAAATAACGAATTATGACAGATAATTATTCAGCCGAAGCCCTGAAGGAACGGGGACACGGCGTTATCGAAGAATCGAAGTGGGAGAATTTCGACAAGATGGTTGACAACAACTGCAAGTCGTGGATGGGACTGCGCTACGTGGACAGCGTGCTGCTCCTTTGCGAGATTATGCACAATGAGGCGATGCCGCTGGCGGATCGTCGCCGCCAGGCTTACGACAAGTTTCAGGAGTTCGACTGCAACGGCACGGCGGCACACATGATCTGCGGTGCCCTGCGCGACCTCTGCACCGACGGCGAGACACTGGCCGAAGAGATACTTGACTTCAAGTACGATCCGAACGGCAGCCTGTCGGAGCGCAGGAAGTACCGTGAGCGTATGCAGCCGGTATGGGAACGGGAGAGGAAGATTCGCGAGGACTTGAAAAGTCACATGTTTATCCGTGATTTTAAGATACTGACCATCGCCCCGAAGGGGAAAGAGGAAGTCAGAGATGTCGTACCCGTCTATTCGACCCGCAGCGGCATGTTCCTTATTGAGTACCCTTACAAATACAGGTGGGAGGACTGCCTGAAGATTACACGTCACATAGGAAAAGTATTCGGAATGTGTTACGGTATCTTCAACGGTGTGCCGATGTTCTCGTTCGACACCTACGACACCTTCTTCCGCCGTCAGCACAACGGAATGACGCAGGAAGACTACGCAGAGTTTATGAACGCTCTTGGCGGCGACCACTATGACGGAGAGAAAGCAGACAGGATATTAAAAGAACGGACATGGAAACATCTGAAAAAAAGATATTAGGCATGGACTGGATAAAGCGGCTTGCACGCCGCTTCACGCCAGAGCAATTCAGGCAGCAATACTTAGCAAAACCCTTAGCACAACAGCGTATGGAAGAACAAACAATACGCAGGACCGACGAGGAACTGTTGACCGCATTCCCCGAGTGCGACCGCATCAAACGAGAGCAGGCAGCACCCATCGTGGTGCAAGTGATGAACGAGGTGGATTCGTGGCGCAAGTTGCGATACACCATACAAGCCCGACTGCAGGAGCAATATTGGCCAGAGCCTGAATACGACTCCGATGAGTATAAGGAATGGCGGGAATACTTCTACGGATGGCACGACGACCGTTTCGAGAAGTGGACGAAACTTGTGGAATGGGAATACGTCTATCGCCACGGCCAGCGTCACACAATGGAAGAAGCCTGCCAGATAGCAGCCGACGAGTGGACGCGCATGATATTCGGCAACCACATGCAGGACAACGGCGACCAGTCGGACGCAGGCGGACTGGCAATGGTGTTCGGCACGCTCGCCAAAGATAAGGCCAAGCGCGGCATCAGCAGCGAGGTCATTGAGAAGTTCCGCAAGCTCTGCAAGGAATACTACCTTGGTGGATGCCGCTATAATGATGGCAAATACGGCTGGGTGAATAGTAAGCCGTACTGCGACTACGGGCCAAACGATGCGTTGAGCAGACTATTGGAGCAGGCAGGCGTACCCGACAACAGCATTGGCAGCATCTGTCCTTGGAAGACGGGCATCACCGTTGACGAGCGCGACCATGCCGTCATCGTCCGTGGCTATCAGAAGGAAAGGTATATATAATACTTAACAAGACGAATTATGAAAGAGAACGAAATTAAGCAAGTGTTCGATGACGTTCAGCAGCGGCTCGAAACCCTGCAGGGCAGCGACGCCTCGTTTATGTTCATCGGCCATCAGGGCAACCATTTTGTGATTAGTGGCAAGACCAACGAGATTTCGGCGCAGATACTCTTTGCGATGATGCGCTATCCCGTCATCCGCGATATTATCAAAGAGTGTGCCGCACGGTACGACGGCCTGAATGCCGAGTATGGCAGTAATTTTCGCAACGTGAAGATGGATCACCTGATAGAACAGAACTCCGGAAACGGGAATTAAAATCGTTATGTTATGGATAAAGTGTGTGATACCTGTCAATATGGTATGAGAGTCGAAGAGGGCAGGTTATGCTGCACATACGCAGGCATCTGCCATACGCCAGACGGAGATAAAACAGCATGGACTCTGAACAAGGAACAGCAGTATGGCGAGCTGAAAGGCCGCCGGTTCCGCCCGACGTTCAGCTCTCCGATTGACTATTTCGAAATCCGGGGCTACGATGCCGAGCGCGACATGGTGCTGACAACGGCGCACCCCAAGGACGGCTCGCCCTTCGATGACGAGATAGAGGAACGCTATCTGGTGGGAGCCTTCGAGACTGGCGCCTACAAGGCTGTCAACGACATGCCTGTGGACGAGCGGACGTTTGACATCATGGCACGGTCATATCTCGACATGATGCCTCCTGTGGTAACGCGCAAGCAGAAGTTCAATGGTCCATGCTGCGACCGATGCCAGCACCGCTTCGGCACGACCAGCAACCACGAGTGGTGCCAGCAGCATTATCAAAACAACAGATGTTATAGATTTAAACTGGAGAAACAATGATAGAACAAAATGAAGTGGCCATGATGCCACCTGAGAACGGACAAAAGATGCTTCAGTTGGAAGAGCGCATCAACGGCGAACTGCAAACTTATCTGCGGCATCATGCCGACAAACAGGAGGCAGAACTGATATGTCGCGCCAATATGACGCTTTACAATATGGCGCAGTGCCGTGGCGTCAGTCTATGGAAATTATGTTTTGAGGTTATGCCGCAATGGGAAGCGTCAGAACCGAAAATTGACACAATGCAGCAAGATGGAAACGTAACTATGAATATTGACTACGACCTGCACCTCGTGCCCATCGTGATAGACTGGGAACACGGGCCAAGCTATTGGGAGAAGAAATACCGAGATCTGAAAGAGCGCGTGGCAGGACTATTAGAGGATTAAGGAGGACTGAGCGATGAAAATAGAGGAAGGCAAGCAGTATTACTTCTACGACGACAGGGCAGAGGAAGATGTGTGCAAGGCTCATGTGTTGCACATTCTGCCCCACCCGGAGCGAGAAGACGACAGGTTGATTGTATATCGCTGGTACGGCAAGCACCGGCAGCGTTGGTGGTATGGCACGACAACCGTCAGCCAGCAGGAACTATGGGCTGACTATGTTCAAAAGGTCATCGCCTGTAGGAAGAATCGGAGGATGTGCCGGAAATGCGGACAATGCGGCTACTACATGGCCTATGTAAAGACAGACGGCACGAAAGACCACTACGGCGACTGTGCCAGCATTGGCATGAATAAAGAATGCGACGAGAGGAACAACCACTACAAGGGTCCCGTCGAACTTCTTCTGCAAGTGGACGAAAAAGAGGATGCCTGCGGATTCTTCAAGACGAAGCGTATCAAGCGAGTCAAGGAGTACATCAAGACGCACCCCAAAGACTACTACCAAGAAACGAACTTCAAGCCGCTGCCAGTGCGATGAGCAAATTCTCTTTCAACAAACGAATTTAACGAATTGACACTAATAAAGAAATATGATAGAAAGATTTTTTTATGAAACATTAAGCGAAGAACTGACGATGCGCGGGTTTTTCGTTGCAACAGAACACGCGCCGGAGAACTGCATAGGCATTTGCGGTATCAATGGCACGGAGAAACGAGTCAAGTATGTGAAGTGTTTGCAGGAGAACTACCGTCTGGCTGCAATCAAGAACATTATCTTCAACATCGGAAACGACGGTCGCGGCGATTGCGTAGGCGGATGGTATGAGGTTCTTGTCGGTTCGCGGACCAGAGAGCCGTTCCCGATGATATTCATCAATCTGAAGTACAACGAGCGGTACTACAAGATGGCTTATCAGTGCGGAAACATCCGCGACTTCATCCGCGACAACGACGGCAAGGAGGCCACGCGCTACGTCGTGGCGTGCATCAAGCACATGACCTCCTCGCTGATGGACGTGCTACACGAATGGATTTCAGATGGCAGATTCCCGTTGCACATGTTTGCCGAAGGTTCGGAAGATATTATTATGGAGGACTGAGCAATGCAAGCATTTGAAATCAAGACCAACAAGAGCGACTATCCGTTCCTGATAATCGCCAACGGATTCAAGCGGGCAATCGAGATGCTGTATCAGAAGGGCATCTACGACACTGACATCGTTTCGGTGCAGCAGCTGGAGACATACAAGAGCGACCACATCCTAATCGAAGAGCGGCTGACCTCAAAGGAAACGCTCCGCGAGGAAGTGCGCCGCGAGTTGCAGAAGGACATGCCGCGCTGGATGCCCGAGCCAAACGGCGCGGCTGGCGGCGGCGAACGAGACCGCTATCTGATAAGGACATCAAAAGGGCATTACTTCACATCAAAGGTCATCGGTGGCAACAACCACTACCTTGTACTCGACACGCTGGAGCAACTGCCAGGATTACCAATGGAGGACTGAACTATGGCAGAAAGACGCTACTATATCCGCTTCGGCGGCATACCAAGAAACGAGCAGTCTATTGCATGGACTGCCGAGAACGAAATCAAAGGCAATGAGCCGGGCGTATCAGTATATGATGCTTTGTATCTCGACGAACCAGATGGAGGCTGGAATTGGCACCTTGTCATGCCGCAGCCCATCACTGAGAAGATGCTGAACACGTTGTACGGTCTCATCAACTACCAAAAACGACAGGTGTATATAGTCGAAGGTGAGTTTGTCGGGCGAGGCTCTGACAATGAGCCGTGCATCCGCAATGTTGTCATCGTCGAGAATGTCACTGACAAATTCAAGGTGCTGTAGCCCCGCGACAGGTGCGACCACCGGCATGTGGGTGTACGACAGATCTGCGAATCTCTGCTACGTCGAGATAGCGGAGGACGAGGACGTAAAGCACTACCGCCTGCACAGCTACGGCATCGAGACTACGTGCCCTGCCGACACGGTGGTATATCCGCTGACGTTCACCACCCAGCGCATAGCCGAGACGGTGCGCAACTACTACGACCACTACTTCTACGCCAACATCATGAATGCCGACTTCCGGCGCGAACTGGAAGATGACTTCCATGAACTCATGCACATCGACCTGGTCAGCGACGACTACGAAGACCAGTACCACAAAATCATAGAGCGCATGGAAGACCATCTGCAGGAAATGCTCAGACACGCCGAAGCACTGCACATCAGACCAAGGCGGAAATAATTTTTAACCCAAATTTTTAAATAATTTCCCCGACCGCAAGGGAGGGCTGAAAGACATCAACGACAATGAAGAAAAGAAACTACAAGCGCATCTTCCGCCCAGGCACGCTGTTCCGCGTGGCGGGCAGCAACGCCGTGTTCATGTCGCTCGGACTGAACCCGAAGGACAACCGGCAAATATTCTCATTCAACGGTATGGACATCGTGCGCCGCTGTGCCGTGAAGCGTGCCGACGGTCGCGCCGTGCCCGCCACCATGCGCGAGCAGCAGACCTACTGGGCCGTGATGCGCGAGGTGATAGCACGGCGCGAGGAAGTACCGAAATTCTCGCCGGGCCAATGGATTACTGAAATCAGCACCGGGCGCTACGACCTGGTTGAGAACTACAGCAACGGCTACTACACCTGCGAGAATAGCGGATTCCCGAAGATCTACGAAGTGTGCTACCGCCGCTGGAACATCAACGACGCACGCCCCGGCGACATCCTCTTCTATTACCCCACGCAGATGGCCTTCATCTTTAAGGGTATCGAGGGCGACGACCGCAAGCTGAAGCTCTTCTGCAGCTGCGACACCGAGGAACCCGAACAGCCAGGAGCCTTCCAGCTCTACGACGAAGACGAGTATTTTGGACGAGTCGACGACCTCGGCATCACCCCCGCCGACAACAAGCAGCGCCGAACGATGCTTGCCAAGATGTCCAGAGAAGGCTACGACTTAGGCTCTGGCAAGGACGGGCGGCTGGTACTGGTGAAAATACGGAATAACGACAAGGAGGACCCGCAGCCATGACCCGACAGGAATTTGAGCAGCGTCTCGACGACCTCATTGACGAGTATATCTGCGAAAACGACGACTACGAAGACGTCTGCATCTGCCACACCACATCGTGGCGGCAACTGCCCGACGAGTGGATGATTGACGTGGCAATCGAGAAACAGAAGAAGCGAAAAATTTTTTAACCCCAATTTTTTAACCAATTTCCCTGCGCAAGCAGGCTATAAAACAAACAAGATTATGGAACAGCAGAATCATGACCAGATGGCCGAGCAGTACATCTCGGCAGTAGAGAAACAGAAACAGGAGGAGGGCTACACTCCCGACCAGTCATTCACACGCGGCGACATGGAGACGTGCTTCGTCAGCGGCGCACAGTCGATGGAGCGGCTGCAGGTGGGTTGCCAGGGCACGTTCGGGCAGGCCATCGGCTCGCTCAGGGGCGGTTTCCTCGTGCGCCGCGAGGGATGGAACGGCAAGGGGATGTTCCTCTTTATGCGACCGTTCGACACGCTGCCCGACAAGATGATCACCGAGCAGGTGAAGTCGCTGCCCTGGAACTTCAAGGAGTGGGTACGCAACCACCCCAACGAGACTCGTCAGCGCTTTTTCGGGTCGTACATCTGCCTGAAGGCCGCCGACGGCACGATAGCCAACGGATGGCAGCCCTCGCAGACCGACATGCTCACCGACGACTGGGAACTGGTGAGCCCGGAGGAGTAGTCCCGCAGCCCTTGACCTGCGCCCGCCTCCGGACGTATCATAGAGACAGCCGCCGGAAAGCCTACTGCGCAGTAGACTTCCGGCGACACCGACGGCGGTGGCTCGACGAACCCCAACGAGTAATCTCACGCGAAAGGCGGGCGGTGTGGGCAAGCGTGAGGCCCACGGTCCTTTTCATACCGTGCCAGCACCGCCCGCCAACTTTTAAAAAACGACCACGAATTGAACGAATTTTACGAATTAAGAGCGATATGACAAGACAAGACATTGAGAAGAAAGTCACCGACATACTGGTGGACAAGCTGGGCGTAGAGCCCGAAGAAGTGAAGAGCGACGCGAACTTTGAGGACGACCTCGGAGGCGACTCCCTCGACTGCGTGGATGTGCTGATGTGGATAGATCACGAGTTTAATATCCACGTCAGCGATGCCGATGCCTATCAGGCGAAGACCGTCGGCGACATCTGCGACATGGTGGAGCGATACGTAGGAAGTGAAAAGTGAAACGAAAAACGAAACGATTAAGAGCGATATGAAAGCATTTGAAATCAAAACCACGAATAGCGACTACCCCTTTCTGGTGTTAGCCGAGGGATTCATGGAGGCCGTCGGAATACTGCAGCGCCAGAAGAACGTATGGGACGGCGACATCATAAACGTGCGATTGCTGGATACCTACAATAGCAATCAGATATTGGTGAAGGACTTGATTGTTGCCAAAGAATCACTGGAAGAGAAAGTGCGTCACGAACTTCAGAAGAAGATGCCAAAATGGAAGCCCGGACCTAACGGGATTTCTGGCAGCGCTCACGGCAACGATCTCTATCTGATACGCTCAGCGCGTGGCTACTACTTCACAGCCAAATGCGTCGGCGGCGCCAACTATTATCTGGAACTCGAATCACTGGAACAGTTGGCAGGCCTGCCAAAAAATCAGTAAAATACTAAGAGCGATATGAAAGCAAAGTGTATCAGGGAGCTGACGATTGACGGCTACAGGTTTGAGCCGGGCAAGGAGTACGATATCGAGTGGCGGGCGTTCACCCGCAATGCCGATGAGTGCGACCCCGTGCTGGCTCGCGGCTGCAAGGTGAGGCATATACGGTATGCCGTGAAGTACGACATGCTCGTGCCACTCCCATTCAGGCAGGGGCTGGAGAAAACGCCCGCCACGCTCTTCCTCTACGACCGCCAGTACTGCAAGCATGAGCGTTACACCGCCCCGGCCATCGAACCGTTTGGCTGGACTGCGGGCGGCCCGCTGCTCTGCTTCGACGAATTCTTCGAGGAGGTGAGCGAAGGCATGGACAACAAACCTCTCTTTACCCCCGACATCCTCGGCATGGCGACACACCAACCCGACTGGCCTCGCGGCACCGAGGTCGTGGTGTACGCCCGCAAGGAGGACCGTGAGAAGGTTCTGATGGTGACATCGAAGAAGGGCTATGTCGTCACTAAGTTCGTAGAGGTCAGCGGGCTGCAGGCCGAACTCATGGGCGAGGGTCGCTTCATCGCCGCCATGGCCGACTTCTTGCGCCCGAAGCCCGTGCGGTGGGAGCCCTCTCCCTACCCAGTCGTAAAGGCATGGCAAGACCGTATGCAGAACAACGTCATCTACCCGTCAAGCGAACTCCTCGACCAAATGAAAGCCTTCTTTCCTATGTGGCGCCACCGGATGCTCGGCGGCACACGCCCGTCGGACGGGCCAAGCCTGAGCAAGGAGCAAGAGACTGAATAATTTTTAATCTAATTTTTAATCAATTTCTCGCCGACAGGCGATGATAAAAAACAAAGAGCGATATGAAAATAGTAAGATTTGACAGCAAAGGAAACTGCCAGTTCGTTTATTTCAACTGGCGCAAGTTTAAGTTCATGACATCCTGCTGGGCCAACAGCCTTCAGGGACTGCTCGGCAAGACGAGTGAGAAGAAACATCTGGTAATCGGCTTGTGGAATCATTAAAGGAGGACTGAGCCATGGGAGAAATGAAATGGAAATTTAACCTGTTCGGCATCCGTATCGGGTGGCACAAATACTTTTCAGCCGTTTGTTACGACCGCAGGAACCGTCTCCTGCAAATCGGCAAACTGGAACTCTGGTTTTATGGATTGAATTAAACGGCAGAAGATAACAACAAAAAACAAAAGAGCGATATGAGAACAATCAAATTCAGAGGGCAAAGGATTAATAACGGGGAATGGGAATATGGCGACCTTGTTCATGATGACATTGGCGGATGCTACGTATTCCCGACTGAATGCAAAGGTTTATATCGAAACAACAAGGTTGTCTCGCAGTCTGTTGGCCAGTTCACTGGCTTGAAGGACAAGAACGGAAACGACATCTACGAGGGCGACATACTGCGCTCCGACGACTACCCGTTCTGCGACGACGGCAACGACAACTACATGGGCGTCGTGTTCTGCGACACAGACGATGCCGTCGGCATGTTTCAAGTCATGCTGTTCGTACTCAAATCATCGGAGAAAAGGGGCATCAGCAACTTCATCAACAAGTGCTTCTACGACCTTGACCTGACCAAGGTGGAAGTAATCGGCAACATCTTCGACAATAAAGGACTCTTCCGCGACAGCGACGAGGAAATCCTGAAATGGTATCTGGATGACTAACTCTCAACTCTGAACTATGAACTATGAACTGAAGTCCATTCCCCAAACCTGGAGCGAGCTCTCGTGGCAGCAGCTCACGGACTGCTGGCAGGCCAAGATGCGTTACGGCGGCAATGCCGACGTGGCACGCGCCGCCGCCCTGCTGGCCGTCTGCGGACTGACCGTGGAAGGCCGCGAGCCCGCCGACACCCGGACGGGCGAGACCGTCTACCGCCTGAAGGACCAGAACGGGCAGACGTGGATGACGACGGCCCGCGAACTCGCACACCTCGCACGGCAGACAATGCCGTGGTTCGACTGGCCCTACGGCGACCATGGCGACAAGGAAGAGCGCGACGAGCAGGGCGAGGTGATCCGTGAGCGCCGCGAGGGACATCCGGGCTACGTCAACCAGAACCAGCAGGACTGGCGGGACGCCATGGTGCTGACGGAAGAGACGGTCGAGGTGGCGGGCGTCACCTTTGCCCTGCCCCAGGGCGCGTGCTCCAACATCACATGGCACCAGTACCGCAGTCTGCAGGCCATCGCGCCGCAGCTGTGGCAGGACGGCCTCACGGACGACGAGGCACGCTCGCTTCACGCGCAGTTCCTGGCATACATCCTCGTGCCCGCCCCTGCGACGGCAGACACCGGCGACCGCTTCCACACCAAGCCCTCGTTCCGCTACGATGCCGAGCGGGCCGAAGCCAGCGTGGCGTTCTGGGAAAACCAGTTATCCATTGAACATGGAACATGGAACATTGAACATTCCCATGCGGCGGGCAGTGCGCCAGCCAATAATGTTCAATCCTCCATGTTCAATGTTCAATCACCCCTCGTCCTCTTCCACATCTGCTTCCAGGTATGGCAGACTGCGGTGGCCAACTTCTACCCCTCCGTGTTCCCCCTCCTCTTCGGCGGCGGCAAGTCCGACCCGCTGCACACCGCCCTCACCGGAGAGACCGACACCATCAATGCCGTAATGAAGTACCAGGGCTACAGCTCGCCAGAGCAGGTGTATAACACCGAACTGCCCATCATCCTCGGCACGCTCAACACCATGAGCAAAGAGGCCAAGGAGATTGAGAAGATGAATGCGAAGATAAAGCGCAAGGGCTAAGGAAAGAAATTATCAGAAATTACCATTTAATATTTAAGGAGATATGAAACAAGAGACATTGAAAAAAGCGAAAGACCTTGAAAATAAAATCAGTGAATACGGAGATTTGCTGCTGAGCAGAGGTGCCAATTATCACACGATGCTCATCAGCATCTCCTGTGCCTATTCCAACGACCGGGATATATACCACGGGAGGGTAAGCAAGGAGGTATGGAACAAGATGCTCGACGTGGTGGCAGAGGATGGACTGAAGACTAAGCAGGAGTTGGAAGCCCTCACCGACGACACGACAGACGCAGACCCGGAGATAATAACCGACGTGCCAGAGGCCGACATGACAGGCGGCAAGTCCAAGCCTGCTGACAAGCCGCAGAAGGACTCGTGTACGGACAAGTTCATTAGGTCGATGGAACGGCTGGCGAGTTGGATGCTATACTCTATGATCTTCTGCTTCCTGCTCGGAGTGGCAGGGCTGGAGCTTTCAATACGCGAAGCCGTAGCCTACTCGCTGATGCTCGGCCTGATTACAGGCTCCATCAACAATCTGGAACGGGTAATAAGGGAACTTTTCGGAAAGAAGGAGGGCTGAGACATGACGAAAATCAGCGAACTACGCAAGCGACTTGGCATGGATAGCCGCGTTGGGCAAGTGAAATGTCACAAGTGCGGCAAGACACTTGACATACCCAACATGTATTCAGAGAAAGAGCGAAACGCCGTGCTGAAACCCTACTGCTGCGCCACGACTGTGCTCATCGTACAGTGGCTCATCCATCACGGGTGGCACGTCACGACGCACGATGCCAACCCCGCCGGGGCGTACTTCTGCCCCGACTGCTTCCCCAAGGGGCAACCAGAGTACAGCCGCAGTGCAGCAGGCAAGGAGTGGTGCAAGCAGGCTGAGCAATGGATGAAAGAGAATAATGGTAAACGATAAAAAACGACCACATGACTAAATCAAAAGAGCGATATGAAAGAAGAACTAATGTATTGGATCCGTAAATGGGAACTGGACGAAAATCTCATTTACAAGAAAGCCGGAGAGAAGCAAGCCGCTTTTGTCCGCAGTCAGATTTGCGGCAACCTGCTGCACACCCACGGCTTCGTGGTGAGCACACACTATTCCAAGTCGTGCGAGCTGCCAGTGTATTTCCTGAAGCTGCGCAACGGCATCAAGCTGATTATGCGCTGCAACTTCTACGACTGGAAGGTGAGCGTAGAGATACCCGACGACTACGAGCCGCTACCCAAGGACTACCTGCCCACCGACTGCCTCAGTCACAGCATGGTGGAGAACAAGGGCGAGAGGATAGCGCCCTGCTACATGGAGGGATTCCGCAAGGAGTGGTGCTACGATGCTTACATCCCCGAGCAGCCCGGCAAGAAATTCTCCATCGAGATACCCGACGACTGCCGCCTCTATGTCATCATCCACCGACTGAAGCACGCCTATCCCGACGTGGCATTCGACCCATCGACCGACCATCGGACGGTGGAACAGATAAAAGAGTCTATCGACAAGATACTGGCCGACAACGGATTCCTCGACATGCGCGATGACGAGAGCTGGGGCAAACCCGTGAAGCAGAGCGTGATGAGCGCTTGGGAAATCATCTGGCAGACCTACCAGAAGATGGACGATTTGTATTACGCCGGAAAGATGACCGGCAAGGAGATGCCGACGGTTTCAGAGGATTCGCAGGAGTACGCCAAGGTCATCATGCGCTTCCCAGAAGTACACGAGGAGTTCCTGCGTGAGGAATGTATGTATAACGATAAGATAGACTGACACCGTATGAAACTACTGCGCAAGACACTCGACTTCTTCAATATCCACCCCGACCACAACCAGCGGTGGACGCTGACGACGCTGTTCCTGACGGGGTTGCTCTACACTTATGTTGAGCCAGCCATCACCAAGGCGTGGATTTCGGAGTTGCCCGCCGAGTGGCTGGCATTCCAGTCGCTCACCTACAGCGTTGTGGGTCTCGTGATTGGCATGATATGGAAGGGCCGGCTGCGCCGCTGGGCTGTCCGGTGGTTTACGGTGCTCTGCATCATCGAGTCGGCGGCAGGCTTCCTCGTCGGCATGTGGCTCTGCTTCGTGGACTACAACGTGTGGGTACTCGCCATCGCCTGCCTGCTCTACGGCACGTTGGTGTCGGAGTTCATCGGAAAGTGTCTGATGACCTTCCGCCCCAAGCTGTGGAACGAGAAGGAGCGCGAGGTGTACGACAACAACAACGACGTGGTGTGCGGCATCTACTGCATCGTGGGCTACGTCTGCGCCCTCGTCTGCATGCCATCGCTGCAGGTGGCCATGTTCGTGTTTGGACTGACCTGCGGGCTCGACAACATCGGTTGGCTTGTGGTGTACCACAAGAACCGCGACCGCTTCCGGGAGTTAGATAACGAGTAAAACATTTAATTATTTATAAGAACGATATGAAACAGACAGACAACAACGCAATTAAGTTTGAACCCGGCGACATCGTGGAGGTGACCGCCGACATGACACTTAGCACTGACGACGGCGGTACGACTCTTTTAATGTTTGGCCGCGAGGGAGAGGTAGTAGCACAATACACCGACTGGGGAGGCAACGAGGCAGTACTCGTCAAGTTCGACGGGTTCACCCGCCCCATCCTCGCCTCCGACCTCGCCCTGAAGCAGAAGGCCGAGAAGTCGCTCCGCCAGATAGCCGAGGAGAAGGTGGAGCCGATGAAGCGCGAGAACGACCCCGCCGCCTGCACCATCGACCCCGCCCTCTACTGCCAACTGAGCCGCCTGGGCATCCTCGACACATCGGTACGCTCGCACAACGTCGGCGAGAGCGACTACTCGCAACGCATCATCCAGCCGTGGAGCATCATCCAGGAGTACCGGCTTAACTACTGGGACGGCGACATCATCAAGCGCGTGCTGCGCCACAAGTAGAGCGACCCCCGCCGACTGGACTACGAGAAAATCATTCACATCTGCGAGGAGCGCATCCGGCAGATAGAGAAGGAGGACTGACCGATGAAAGCAAAGAAGCCTAACGAAATACGCGAAGAGGTGCGAAAGCAGGTGGCCGCGAAATATAAAGAAGAAATCGAGCGGCTGAAGAAACTCGCCAAAGACCGCTGGGACAACTACATCGACGCGACCAAACGACTGTCGGATCTCTATGACGAGAATGCCCTGCTGAAAGAAAAGGTTGCCGCTCAGCAGGAATGGATAGAGCGACTGATGGAGTTTATCAACATGCCCGACGAGAAACGCGGCGCGGCTGTCAAGGAGTACGTAGAGAACCGCAAGATATCCGAACAGTTCCGCGAACTGTTCAGCCCCTACTTCGATGCGCTCAACCGCCTCAATATTCTTAGTCTGTAATCACACATTTAATTATTTCTATGAGCAATTTGTTAAAGATGAACTATGATTTTCCAGAGGCCGAGGGGCTGGTGGTGTGCGGCGACATTCACGGCAAGTTTGACGAGCTGGTGTATCGCATGACGGTGCTGTGCCAGATGGAGCACACGGTGGTCATCGTGGCTGGCGACTGCGGTTTCGGGTTCCACCGGCGCAGGTACTACGACGAAGTGTATAGGCGCGTGCTGCCGAAGCTGGAGCGTGCCGACTGCCATGTGGTCTTTGTGCGCGGCAACCATGACAATCCAGCCTACTTCGACGGTGAGGAAATCAGCATGAAGCGCTGGGTGGCCGTCAGCGACTATTCGACCGTCACCGTCGCAGGCCACCGCGTGCTGTGTGTCGGCGGGGCGACGAGTGTTGACAGGAAGAACCGGGATAGTTTTATTCCTCTTGAAAGAAGAGTTCAGCGGCTTTATGAGACTGCCGAGATGCGGCGCTCAAACGAACACATGGAATATATATGCCGCTTTGAACCTGCAGACTACTGGACGAAGGAACAACCCTATATCGACGATTCAGCACTGGCACGGCTGCACCGTGAGGGCAAGACGGTGGACTCGGTAGTGACCCACGTCGCCCCCTCGATGTGTGAGGACGTGGTGCCGCCTTCATGGCTGGAGTACCTGATAGAGAACGACCCGACCCTGCCCGACGACATGCGTCACGACCGGGAAGTGATGGACGCCATTTTGGAGCGGCTGCGCAAGCACTGCCACCCCGTGCGTCACTGGCTTTACGGTCACTATCACCACTCCTGGCAAGCCGAAATCGACGGCATCCGCTACACGATGCTGAAGGAAATGGAAATGAAGGAACTGAGGTAATCAGCGAAAATAGTACTAACATTTTAAGCAACATTAGAAAGAAATATGGCAAGAACAATTATTTCAAGAAAACAGGCAATCTCTGACCTCAGAGAAATGTTTGAGTTACCCGCCGAAGGTAAGCGACAGGACGATGACGGGTGTTCTTTCTGTAGCGAGAAAGAGAACGATACGGCGGCTTTCTGCATCGACAAAAAACATTTTGAACGCTATGAAGTGTTACAGAAACTAAGCGAGTATTTTGACGACAAAGTGATAGACGGCGGATGGTGCAGGGTTGATAACATTACATTCGTATGGACTCAGTTTTGGATTGAGCTGGTCAAGAAGGAGGGTGCAGAATGACTAAGGAAGAAATTAAGGAACTGAAAGTCGGCACAAGCGTTATGCACAAACGTTACGGAGAGTGTGTCGTAAAGGACATACTTAATGTCGGAGTAGTGCTGATACCAAAGACTGCAAGAGGAAGAACCATGATCCTTATCGACTACGGAAAGGAAGCTCCCGTACTGGAAGATAATATCGGTAATATAAAACACCTGCAAGAACGTATGACCAATGAAAGACCAATGACCGCTGCCGAGCACAATGCGCAGGTGGAAGCTGAACGCAGGGCCTATCACGAGCGGCGGTGCCGCGAGAGCGAGGGCTACAAGCGGGTGTACGAGTATATCACCGGAGCATTCCAGAGGGTGCGCGAGCAAGTGAGCCAGGGACTTACGATGACGCAGCAGACCATGCAGCAATGCAATGCGGACGCGACGGGCGCAACGATACCCTGCGAAGGCACCGCCCCGAAGGTGGACTCCCTCTCCAGTCTCTTTGCCGTCGGCATCCTCGGCTGGATGCTTGGCATCCCCATCGGCGACCCTGACTTCCAGCTCGACTTGGAGGCCGACAAGGAATACATCGAAGAATATGTCAAGGCCGAGACCGAGTTCATCCACCGTCTCGTGCCGGAGGTAAGGTAACAAACAAAAGACATTACAACAATGATTGATCCCGACAATATCTACAACATGGACTGCCTCGAAGGACTGCGGCAGATGGAGGACGCGACGGTGGACTGCTGCGTCACGTCGCCGCCCTACTTCGCCCTGCGCGACTACGGCTGCGAGGGACAGATAGGACTGGAGCAGTCGCCGGAGGAGTACATCGCCCGGCTCTGCGACGTGTTCCGCGAGGTGCTGCGCGTGATGAAGCCCGAGGCGACGTGCTGGGTGGTAATCGGCGACACCTACGCCGGCAGCAACAAGGGTGCGGCCTGCTACCCCGACAACGCCAAACTCTATCTGCAGGGCACCAACGCGGGGACGCTCGACCGCGCCACCTCCTACCGCTTCGACACCGTGGCTAAGGATCGCGACCTGATAGGCATACCCTGGATGCTGGCCTTTGCCCTGCGCGACATGGGCTTCTATTTGCGGCAGGATATCATCTGGCAGAAGCCTAACCCGATGCCGGAGAGCGTGAAGAACCGCTGCACCAAGTCACACGAGCACATCTTCCTGCTTACCAAGCAGCCACGCTACTACTTCAGCGTCGATGCGCTGCGCGAGCCTGCCAACACCGGCATCCGTGCCCATGAGTATAACCACCGCAAGGTGAAATTTACCGTCCAAGGGCACCGGAATGTGCAGTTTCGTGGCGGCAACCAGAGCGACAGTTTCCGCAATAAGCGCGACGTGTGGCCGATACTGGTCAAGCCCGGCTACGAGGGCCACCACGCCACCTTCCCCGTGGAGCTGCCTCTGCAGTGCATTGCCCTCGGCTGCCCAGTGGGGGGGGTAGTTCTCGATCCTTTTATGGGCACGGCCACCACTGCCGTCGCCGCATACCGCATCAGACGCCACTATGTGGGTTTCGAGCTGTCGCCCGACTATCACGCTATCTGTCTGGAGCGCCTGCGCCAGGAGCGACAGCAGCAGCGGTTGGAGTTTGAGGAGGAAGAATGACAGACAATTTATAACAAGAGATTACAACCCTTTAATATTAAACTAACAAAATTATGGAAAATTGGATTTTAGTTAAAAACCTGGATGGCGAAGATATAAAAGTTCGCCAGAACCGTGCTTACGGTGACATCTTTGTTGACGAGCAAGGTAGGGAATACGTGGCGAGTGTTCTTGACTTTACCGGCGCACGTCTTGAGATACCCGACTTCAACGAGCAGAACAAAGAGGACCTGAATACGCTGAAGGATATGATGAAGTCGATGGACGCCAAGGCCATTGCCGACCATAAGGCCGTGATTGACGAGTTTGAGTATTGGAGAAAGTTGCGTGGTGAAATTTTCATGGAAATGTATCGCGACCACTTGGTCAAGAACGACGGCAGAAAGTCTGAGGACGATCTGCTGAACAAGACAAAGTACCTTGTCAATCAGCTGTGGCAACAAGACCAGGATTTCACATCTGACAAAAAGGTGTTTCATATTCCTGTCAAATGAATAAAACATTAACGCGCATGAAACAAATAACAGCATTATACATCGACCTGTTCTGCGGGGCAGGCGGCACGTCGAGCGGCGTGGAGTATGCGCGACTGGACGGGAGGAAGTGTGCCGAGGTGGTGGCGTGCGTCAACCATGACGCGAATGCCATCAGGTCGCACAAGGCAAACCACCCGCACACGCTCCACTTCACCGAGGACATCCGCACGCTGGAGCTGTCGCCGATGGTGAAGCATCTGGAGAAGAAGCGGCGTCAGTACCCCAAGGCAAAGGTGGTGCTGTGGGCGAGCCTTGAATGTACGAACTTCTCGAAGGCGAAGGGCGGACAGCCGCGCGATGCCGACAGCCGGACGCTGGCCGACCACCTGTTCCGCTACATCGAGGCGCTGCAGCCCGACTATATCCAGATTGAGAACGTGGAGGAGTTTATGTGCTGGGGTGCGCTCGACGAGAACGGCAAGCCCGTGAGCCGTGACCAGGGCAGCGACTACCTGCGGTGGGTGAGACAGGTACAGGCCTACGGCTACGACTTCGACTGGCACGTGCTGAACGCTGCCGACTTCGGGGCCTACACCTCACGCAAGCGCTTCTTCGGGCTGTTCGCCCGCAAGGGACTGCCGATAGCGTTCCCCGAACAGACCTTCGCCAAGAACGGCGACGAGGGCGGCATGTTCCATCAGTACCGGCGGTGGCGGGCCGTGCGCGACGTGCTTGACCTCGACGACGACGGCGAGAGCATCTTTGTGCGCCGCAAGCCGCTATGCGAGAAGACACTGGAGCGCATCTATGCCGGACTGGTGAAGTTCGTGGCGGGAGGCAAGAAGCGGCACGAGGCGTGGATATTGAAGTACAACTCGATGAACCGGCAGAACCATCACAATGCACCGTCCATCGACGAGCCGTGCCCCACGGTGGCCTGCCAGAACAGGCTCGGACTGGTGAAGTGCCAGTTCCTCTCGAAGCAGTTCAGCGGCGACCCCGACAGCAAGAACATAGACATCGAGCAGCCCGCCGGCACCGTGACAACCATCGACCACCATGCCTTCGTGACGGCATACTACGGCAACGGATTCAATTCGTCGATTGACAGTCCGGCGCCCACCGTCACCACCAAGGACAGAATTTCGCTGGTGACGACAAAGTTCATGGATAACCAGTACGGCAAGAGCAAGCCGTCATCTATCGACGGGCCAGCGCCGACGCTTGTCAACAATCCCAAGCAGAAGATTGTGTCGGCGCAATACCTGATGAACCCTCAGTATCAGAGCGACGGCGGCAGCATCGACAACCCTTGCTTCACGCTGATAGCCCGGATGGATAAGATGCCGCCATACCTGATTACCACTAAGGAGGGCATGGTGGGTATCGCCATCTATGAGAGCGACAGCCCCTGGACGCGCAAGGTGAAGGAGTTCATGGCCGCATACGGCATTGTTGACATTTGCATGCGCATGCTTAACATCGGTGAGCTGAAGCGCATCATGGGCTTCCCCACCGACTACGTGCTTATCGGCACGCAGGCCGAACAGAAGAAATACATCGGCAATGCGGTCGAGGTGAACATGAGCCGCGTGCTCTGCGAAGCCCTGTGCAGGAAGATTAAGAGTATGAATCAATAAAAAACAAAAGAGCGATATGAAAATCTTATCAAGACCTAAGAAGAATGCCGAGGAATATGGCAAGTGGGCGGTGAACCCGTATGTCGGATGCAGCAACCAGTGTGAGTACTGCTATCTGCGGAAAGGTCCGTCGGGCAAATACCTCGGGCAAGACCAACCCGTGCTGAAGAAAGGTGTGGTGAATGAGGAACATGCCTATCACCTGGCGATGGCCGAAATCATCGAACACAAGGACGAAATCATCCGCGACGGCGGACTGTTCTTCACCTTCACCAGTGACCCGTGCCTGCCGACAACGTGTGGCCTAACATTCCCAATAGCGGCTGATGCCATGAACTACGGAATACCCGTGACGCTGTTGACAAAAAACGCTGACTTTTGCGGAATGGAAAATCCGTCAGTGCAGCTATTCACAGTGGCCTATCAGGTCAATTCATGGCTGACGCACATCGTCATATTCAAAAACACCTACCAAGAACGTCTCGCCATCGGTTTTACGCTAACGGGACGCGACGATTTGGAACCATTGGCATCGTCAAACCAAAAACGTATTAACGCTTTGGAATACCTGAACGGCGAAGGATGGCTCACCTGGGCCAGCATCGAGCCGGTCATTGACTTCGACTCCAGCCTGCGCATGATACAGCAGGCGCTCGACGCGGGCTGTCAGCACTTCAAGATTGGGCTGATGACTGAGCACACGAAGGTATGCCGACGGGGCTTCACGCTGGGCGGCAAGACATTCGAGCCCTACGACCCCGCCCGTTGCCTGGCCTTCGTGCAGGACGTGATGCAGCAGACGCGAGACCGCGCCACGGTGTACTGGAAGCAATCTTTCCGCGACTTCATTGGCGGCACCGGCAAGCACCGTCTCTTTACCGACGACGAGCTGCACAAGATCTTCGACGACTATTCCAATGCCGTCGGCAAGGACTGGAGTATGTTCAACCCTCAAAACAGATAGCACTATGGTACATTTTGGTAAAACGCAGGACGACGAACTGCAGATTATCGTCACCGGCGAGGACATCGAGTCGCTGCGCTGCATGATTGTCTCGTCATCGCTCATGGAGCGCCGCACGTTCTATGGGCTGAAAGAGTATATCGAGACAGAGTATAAGAACATTATCACCGGCAAGGTGAAGAATAAATAATTTTTAATAACAATTTCCCCGACCGGAAGGGAGGGCTTAAAAAATTTAAAACAATGAGATCAAAAACAGCAACATGGTTTGAGTGCAAGATTCGTTACGAGAAGACAATGGAAGACGGCTTGCAGAAGAAAGTGACAGAACAGTATGTCGTGGATGCCCTCAGTTTCAGCGAGGCCGAGCAGCGCATCATCGAGGAAATGTCCGCATACATCAGCGACGAGTATGAAATCACCGACGTGAAGAAGGCACCCTACAAGGAGGTGTTCTTCAGCGATGCAGACCTGGAGGACCGCTACTACAAGGCCAAGCTCCAGTTCATCACCATCGACGAGAAGACCAACAAGGAGAAGCGCAGCAACGTCACCTACCTGGTGCAGGCCGCCACGCTCGACGGCGCAGTCAAGAACATCAACGAAGTGATGGACGGCACGATGATAGACTACGAGAAGTCGAACATCGCCGAGACGAAGGTGATGGATGTTTTCGAGTACAAGAAGGAGGAGGACAGCGAAGAATAAAGAATGAGACCCCACCCTTGCCCCTCCCCCTGTATGGGAGGAGCAGGGGTGGGGTCAGTAACTTGTAAAAATGAAAGCGTTATGAACGAACAAGTAGACATTCTGAACCTGCTGAAGGACAAGTCGGAACTGCTGAAGTACATCCTCGACATGATAGCATCGAGCGACAAGTTCGCCCGCAATCTGCCCGAACTGCGCCAGCGCGGCTGGTCGGAACAGGGAATGCTCGACAAGGTGCTGGAAATCTCAGCCATCCAGTCGCAGCAGATCAAACACCTCGCACTGATAGCCCTGCTGCTGGTGCAGTCGGACGACTTCAACACGATGGTGGTAAAGATGATGGTCAATATGGGGCGCGGCGACGAAGCCCTCAGCGCCATGTTCGATGCAAAACTAAAAGGAAAGGACTGAGCGTATGGCAACAATCAAGGATATGGCTTTCGACTATTCTTTGCAGCGAGGCCACGGCAAGAAATCGTATGAGCACTACATGGCTGGTGCCCGTGCCGTCATCCGCAAGATACAGGAAGCCTACAACATCAGGGGCATCGACACGATGGTTGACCAGATTAACAGCCTCATTGAAGAGTTGAAAGAATAATTTTAATCTAATTTTAACTAATTTCTCGGCGACAGCCGATAATAAAACAAAACGACAATGGCAACAATCAGAACAGAACTATACCGAGACGACCAAAAGCACCCATGGGTCACGGTGCAGGTATTGAACCGTAACGAAATGAATATCATCTTCGCCAACAGCAAGGGCGAGAAAGTCACCATCGACGACCTCTCGAAGAAAGACGCTGAGCAGCTGGGTGACATCATCCGCAATGTAAGTATCGACTATATGGAGGACAGCGAGGCATGAAGAAGCAACGTATCTATATCTCTGGCCCGATGACTTCGAGCGACAGCGAGGAGCAGGCGCGGAACGTGCAGGCGTTCCACGACTGCGCCACGCTTATCAACAGTCACGCGGGACTTCGCGCCGTCAACCCGGCCAACGCCTGGCCCTGCAAATACGCATGGCTGTACCGCCTCATGGAGCGCGTGCTGGGCGAGGACGGTGCCTACCGCACGGTGCTCGTCTACGACCTCTGGCTGCTCTCCCGCTCGGACAACATCTGCATGATAGACGGCTGGCAGCTGTCGAGGGGCGCGAAGATAGAGGAGGGCTTTGCCTTCCGCCTGGGCATCGTCCGCTCGCAAACCTACAACCCGAAGCAGCAGAAGCTCATGCCCTTTCTGAAGGACAAGAAAAAACGTAAATTAGACGAGCAGCAGCCCATCAGCGAGGTCGCCGCTGCCGTCACCGCCCTCGGCAAGGCCATGAGTCGTATGGACGGCTGTAATAAAAAAAATGAACCCAAACGAAACAAATAGCATTTTATGGATCTTACAGGAACAATCATTCAAGTGATGCCCGCACAGTCGGGCACATCAAGTCGCACGGGCAACCCGTGGATGTCGCAGGATTATGTATTGGAAGTGCCGGCGCAGTATCCGAAGCGCATGGTATTCCGCATCTTCGGTGAAGACCGCATCAAGCAGTTCAACATTCAGCAGGGCGAGCAGAACGTCACCATACAGTTCGACATCGACGCCCACGAGTACAACGGGCGCTGGTTCAATGAGGTCCGCTGCTACAACGTGCTCCGCTCCGTCGGACAGCCATATCAGCAGCAGGCTCAGCCGTCTGCCGTCAGCCCTCAGACATCGCAGTCTCCTTTCCCGCCCACTCAGCAGCCCGCACAGGAGAAACCAGACGACCTGCCATTCTAAAAGTGAACATTCTAAAGAGCGATATGACTATGGCAAATCCATTACTATACCAGAAGCGGTACTCCACCGAGATGATGATGGCGAACCCGAAGATGACGCAGCAGCTCTACATGGAGGGCTACGACCGGGCGAACTCGCTCGTGAACACGATGATCGGCATTGCCAACGAGGTGGCACGCCTCGCCATCAGCGACGGCATCGACGCCATCAAGCAGGCCGGGCTGTACCGCCAGAAGACGAAGCAGCTCTGCCGCGAGACGTTCCGCCGCCAGGAGCACTACGAGGCTATCCACAACAGCAACTTCGGCGACCGCCTGAAGATGTGGCTCGACTATCTCGACGGCACCGAGGACGAGTACCGCCGCCATATCTTCAACGTGTATATGGCCGTGAAGATGGTCCTCGACCGCCACAAGCAGAAGGACACCGAACTGAAGGCACGGCTGGAGTGCGGCAGGATATGCGCCGAGCTGGCCGTGGGTCAGTACGACGCGCTGATGCAGGACCTGAAGGAGAAGTTCGGGGCCGACTACTCGCCGCTCTTCGCCGAGGGCCGCTACGATAAGCCGCTGCACACATGGCGGCAGCTCTGCGACCTCTACGTGAAGACCGACGACCCGAACGACTTCATCGACCTGAACGACGACCCCAACCTGCGCCTCGCCGCCGACGTGCTGGCCCGCAAGCTCTCCGACAGCGACGTGCTCAACCGCATCGGCAAGCACGCCATCGAGATAAACCTCGACACCGCCCGCAAGTATGCCTCCGAGGAGGACATGCAGGCCCTTGGCATCGACGACAGCGGACACATCACGGCGGCGGACTGACCGCGCCGCGTATTCACACATATATTATTATATATAAGCGAATGACAAAGAAAACATCAACACCCATTGACCCGGAGTTCCAGAAGTTCTGGGACGCATACGGACTGAAGCGCGACCGAGTGGCCGCCGAGCGTGCGTGGCGGAAGCTCTCGAAGGGCGACCGTCGCGCCGCCCTCGCCGGCATCGCCCGCTACCGCGACGACTGCGAGGCACGGGGCATCCAGCGCATGTACGCCCAAGGCTACCTGAACCACCGGCGGTGGGAGGATGAAAGCCCCACCCCCGACCCCTCCCCCGTAGGGAGGGGAGGGACAGCCGCCAATAAAAACCTCCCCCTACAGGGGGAACAGAAATGGGCTGACCTCCCCGACATGGCCATCTGGTAACACCTAACGAAAGCACAATTATGGACACAAGACAGCAACATAATCCTACTACATCCACCGACGACTGGTACACGCCACGGTGGCTTATCGACACGCTCGGCCCCTTCGACCTCGACCCTTGCGCCGCACCGGAGAGCGTGCGCCCGTTCCCCACCGCCACGACTATGCTGACCCGGCAGGACGACGGACTCGCCCACGAGTGGCACGGCACCGTCTGGATGAACCCGCCCTACAGCCGCGCCCTGCTCCGCCAGTTCTGCGAGCGGATGGCACGGCACGGCGACGGCATCGCCCTGCTCGTCAACCGGCAGGACAACCTGCTCTGGCAGGAGGTCATCTTCCCCACCGCCGCGTCGATGATCTTCATGCGGCACCGCGTCCGCTTCCTCCGACCCGACGGCACCACCGGCTCGCCCTTCTTCGGCTCCTGCCTCGTGGCATGGGGCGCGACGTGCGACCGCCGCCTGCGCCAGTCGGGCATCGAGGGAAAGTATGTGGTGCTGAATGTTTAATCAAATACGTTAGAAATATGGAAATCAAAACTATTGAAATCAAAACTATTGAAACAATGGCAAGAGAGTATGCCGCCGTCAAACGAGGCGATGATACTCCAGATACCGCAGGCATCGACCTACAGAGAGTAGACGACTTCCGCGCTGGGGCCTACGCTGTGCTTGACGAAATATCACAGAGCGTTTTTACTGGTAATTGGGTTGCGTTCCCAAACAGGAACATCAAGGCATTGAGAGAGAAAATCACCCTTCTAAAACGTCCAACCACATGACACAGACCTCCGGCAACTGCATGCAACCCGACCTCTACTGCGAGGCTTACCGCGGCCTCACGCTGCGCCGCGACTGCAACAATCGCGGCTGCGTACTCAACAAGAATTTTAATCAGAAATAACAAGAATACAATGACTCAGAAAATCATCAATTACTTAGTCCTGGCGCTGCTGCTCATAGCCGTGCCGATGGCCCTTGCCTGGCTGCTGCCCGTCCGTCTGATGGTGGGCATCCTGGCAGTTACCCAACTGCTCACGCTCATCATCGTGGGCGCAGTGATCCAAGACCTCAAACCCCGCAATCATGACAAAGAAGAGAACTAACCTCCAGCCCTGGCTCGACTATTTCAAGATGCTGCAGCAGTACGAGGCCAAGGGATTCCTGGAGATAAAGCCGCAGGAGCACGAGGCATACGTGACCCGCGCCGCGCTGATGACCCTCGTCGGCATCGACGCGGAGGATGTTCAGTCTGCTGCGACATCATCGCAGCCCGAAGCCCTCGCCGACACCCTCTCCCGCATCCGTGCCTACGCCGCCTACCGCTCAGCTCCTGCCGTCGGCCAGCAGCACCCCGCCGACATGAACGACCCCGCCGCCCCCCTGCCCGCCATCCCGGAGGCAGAGCTGACAGCCTACCTCTCGCAGCCCTTTGCCGTCCACATCGTCAAGGAGGACTACCCCCACGACCTGCTGCTCACGCTGCTGCTCCAGCAGAAGCGCCCATGGTACGGACGGCAGAAAGAGACTATCAAAGTTTTTGACTATACAAACAAAGCTAATAGCGAGGAATGAAGAGTGAAGAATTTTCTACCGCACAGCATCGCCACCCCAAATTCACCTATGGCGACCGCATCCGCCGCAAGATTGGCGGACCTATAGAGACCATCCACGACCTAAACGAGACGGTATATTACTTTAAGAGCGGGGGCTTCTGCCTGAGAGACGACGAGGAATGTTACCTGTTGGAGGAGAAACACAACGGCTACTTCCTCGTGGGAAAAAACCTCGACGGTGCTCCTCTCTCCGACTACGTGAGCCACGGCTACGAGAACCGCAGCGACTTCCGCGACGCCCTGCGCCGGCTCATTGAACTCTGGGGAGGACGCATCGGCGAATATGTGGGCGACCGCCATGGCTTCCTGCGCCTGAAATTCCGAGATATACCCGGCGGGCGCAGCGAAGAAGCATGGCTGCCTCCCTACCTGCTGCAGCCAACCACTATTCCTGCACATCTTCAACAGAGTGAGTCAGATTCTATTACCAGGGAACTTGACGAGGCTTTCGGTTTTGACGGAGCGGTTATCGAATAAAAATCACACTATCATTTGGATGCCCATCAGACACTCTATGCGGAACTGTACGGATATCTTTGCGCCGTCACGGTCAACGGTACAAAGGTAGGTATCCTTGCTTCCTTGCACGAAGGCGCGACTCTGATCGCGGAAGGTCAAGAGCAAATGACTGGGTGTACGCTCCAATGTGAGCAAACTCAGCCATACCTGCGGATTGCGTTCGTCAACCTGGCAGTTTACCGTCACCTTGTGCAGACGACCAGCCGCCTGATCCGTCTCATCATCCTTTGCCTTACCCGTTAGCCGTATGATAGGTATTAGTTTGCCGGCAGCCTCAATCGGTTGCTGACCAATAGTGATGCTGTTGGTCAGCACAGGCAGGAACTGCGCTTTAGGGATAACGGGAGCAAGCATCCATGTGACAACGTCCGTCGATGATATTCCCGACACTGCACCCGGGTCGTAGTCGGTAACTGGAATGGCGGTGATAGACATCATGTCATCCAGTGAAAATTCTTTACAGCTGAGCATGTACTTTGTCGTTATTATGTAATTTCGCTATGCCGGAATATCATTAAAACGACAAATGATGTCAAGGGCAGAGCATCCATGTCTGCCCTTGATTTCTACTCAGTTATGGTGTAATATCCGCATAACGGACAAAAGGCGATAAATTATTATGGAACATCTTGCACTCGAAGTCTTCAATCTCGGCGACAGCACCGGCAGCCAGTATGCCGTGCTACCGGAGAACACGACCATCACCATCACTGACACGTCGGAGATATTCGCTGACGGTGACGTATGGAGCTTTCCCTTCACGCTGAACGTCATGGCCAACAATCACCTCTTCGGCACAGCGGGAGAGACGCACGGATCACGGCTACACGAACAGATCGACAAGCGGAAGGCACGCCTTTGGGTGGAAGGCATGCCACTGTATCTCGGATATCTCCGACTCAGCAACGAGGCAGAGATTGACTCGGAAGGAAATGTGGATGTCACCTTTGAAAGCGGACAGAAGTCTTTCAAGGACATGACCGAAGGGGCGAAGGCCAATCAGGTTCCGATGATGGATGACGTGCTGATTGGTATGGCATTGTGGCGAAAGAGATGGACCAGTGTAGAGGTGAAATTGAGGGCTTATCTGACACTTACTAACGAGGGTGTTCCATATACTCTTGAACATGATTTCACCTTAAATGGTTCTGACATAATTGAGATCGAATGTGACGGAGAGATTGACGGCAATGCAGTCCAGCAATATCCACGCATGGTATTCCCGAGAGGAAAATTCCGTAACCGAGACGGCGGTAACGACTGGGACGAGAACTGCTTAAATACAGACTATCCATACGATGACGCACACCCTTTCTGCAATATAGCGTTATGCTATCAGAAGTACGACTACCTGAAGATGGACGAGAACGGAGCAGTCATGCCAGATTACAGCGCCGAGCCAGAGGCACAACGTGACTACGAGTACATGCCTGCCGACCGTGTCAACTCAGCCCCCAACTTCTATGTGATATACTGGCTGCGCTGCCTGATGAAGCACCTGGGCATTGACGTTGAAGAAAATCAGATGATGGACGTGGAGGATCTGCGCCGGCTGTTCTTCGTCAATACGAACTGCGCTTATAAGGAGCCGGGCAAATTACGGACAGCTGAGACGGGAAGTGACGACCTACGCTTCGGAAGATATGAATATGTCGCAGAAAGAGCCGGTGATCACTCGTTTGACCACATCATTCCGGAGTATTTCGAGTCAATGAAGCAAGAAATCATTGACAATAGCAAATTAACAGCTGAGAATCTGAAAGTGACGGTCAAAAAGACAAGCGACAACATCACTATAAGAAGCATCGGCCTGAAAGTTCGCGAGGTTATCAGCAGGACACACCATAAATACCCAAATAAATATAGAGAGAAAAACAATTTTTTTCACCAGGCATACGCCACCAGCGACTGCTTTCCGAATGTGGACATCTCGGAGGTCATCAGTGCCATAGAGAGCGGTTTTGGTATACGCTTCCTTTTCAGCAGCGACTACAAGCGTGTACGTATTGTGCTTCTCCGCAACATTTTCAGATGTTCTGATATACAGAACATAAACTGCGAGATTATCGGTGATGGTGAGAAGGTGGAGAACAATATACGCGGCTTCCGGATGACTTACGGTGATTCGGACGACACCCACTTCTATTATAAGGGATTTGCCGATTTGCTTCCACACATTAAGACCCTATGGCCGGATACCAGCGACACGCACGACTACTCTAAATGGAAGCTCAATGCCGTCTATGGGGATATCATCAAGAGGATTTCAGCCTTCGACAAGACATGCTACGTTACACCCAACACCGGCAACGCATACGGAATCAAGATAGATAAGAATGCAAAGAGGTATAACGAACTGCGACCTTCTCTTTTTGGCTTTGCCGACTTCATGGATGCCGAGGACGGCGACTGTACGGGAGAGGAAGAAACTATCAAGACCATCAACGCCGGCTTCACGCCAGCAATCATGAACGACCTTAATATGGAACAGGAGCGTGCCGGAGACCCTACACAGAGGTTCGCACTGTTTGTCGATGAATCCATGCGCGTGCGGAGACTGGATTTCGGGGATCTTCCGAACCAGTCACAGCCAGGCGTCAAGTCGTACAATGATCCGACAGCATTCTACGATGTCAATCGGCTGTACGAGAACGACTCCCCTGCCAGTCAGATGAAGTCTGGCGGAATTGTCAAGCCTGGCGAGTTCGCCATCACCTCTGACATGTACGCCTCGTTGAGGAATGTTTCAATTGCCACTGGCGACATTGCCTTATACGGTGGAACTGCTGAAGGCGGATGGTGGACTTTCAACGCCAATGCCACTTTTGACGCGGAGGGTGCAATCAACGAGGGCTACCGTCTTTACCTGCAGGACAACTATGAGCCTAACGAAGACGGAATATCGCCTATCGAAAAGCACGATTGGGGATTGATGCTGGGCATCATGCGCGGCAGCGGTGACGATGCTTACGTGAATTATACCTACGATCCAGATGACGGTGAAGGAAATGACACGTGGGACATAATACCTGGCAGCAGTGCGACAGCACACCCCGACACTTGCGACTCGTATGGCAATGAGTGGGACTATGTGGGTACCAGGCGTGCTGGACGTGAGAATGCCGCAGAAATCTTCGCTGAACAGTTCCCGGATAGCAACGCCTCATTCCAGACTATAACGAATAATGGAGTTGACCTGTTTACCGTCACTGACGACAGCGGTAACCAGTACAAGGCGCTGTTCATGACCCCTTTCCCCCCTAACAACAGCTGGCATCGCGGACGCTTCCTAAAATACATTTCTTATCTCAGCGGTCACTCTTTGGCTGAGATAAGAAATCTCGACGCCGCAGGGTATATGGATTACAAGAATACACTTGTAGAGACAAGAAGCAGTCAGGAACGGTGTGACACCCTCCGACAGCTCTCACTTCTGGCGCTTGGCTATGACAGTGACATCATCATTGACCATGGCGTGGGCTCTCGCTTCGGGCGTTTCTCGCTGAAACTGAGGGCGGAGAAGCCTAACCCTTATTTTGATCCGAAACAGCCGGAAAGCGACAACAACCGGCGCTACCTGCAGATTAGCAATCCTAACCTGCGAGGACGTGGACTAAGCGGCCAGTTTTACAAGGAATACTCGTATTGGATCCTTAATGCCCGAATCAAAAAATTTCCTGTACGTATGGAACTGGCACAGCTGCGTGTTCTTGACAAGACAAAACGTGTGCAGATCGGTGACATAATGGGATTCATCCGTAAGATGCAGTTCACAGTAAGCAACGATACAGGATTGGGGATTGTCACACTGGAGATTATGTATATTTAGACTTTCAGGCTTATGGAAGATATAGTAACAATCAGCGGTATGTTCGGCAAGGTGAACGGACAAGTGCATACATACTTCTCGGACAGTCCTGTGGTGATAGACATCAGCGGACTGTACTGGGGGCACACCGTGACGAGTCCGTTTACCATCGTCCGCGTGGAGGTGATTTACAACGGGAAAATTGTAGGCGAGTTCAAGGCGGACACAGGCGGGCAGTCTAACATTTCGTTCGACATTTCGTCAGCACTCAAGGCAATATGGAGCGATTTTAGCTTCGACAACGAGGTAGCGGCAGCAAAGAGCGCCGCGGCATCGGAAGGAAGCGGAGCATTTGCCCCGACGGGCGACGGTTACCAAACAGGCGTTCGTCTGTATCGCGAATATTTCCTCCGTGTATATACCGAATACCTTGCGAGCGATGACGGAGGCGTATTCACCACGACAAGATACACCGACGAAGATGGGAATACGGACATTCCTGGCGGAAGGTGCTGCATAGGCAGCATGACGGAGTGGGAACGCATGAAAGCCGTAGAGGAGCGTGGCGGTGCGGCCAATGCCGATGTATCGTATCATGAGCATGAGAACAGGCGCAATGGTGACGCGAGCAACAAACCGACAAGCACACCAGAGCGCGTGGGCATCATCAGCCCGACATCATGGGTAGATGTGCAGGGGGGCGGTACACAATGCTTTTATTATCCCGCCGGGGCTCAGCCTGACGGCGACCAGCAAGAACATCACGCCCCGCTCGTGCTGCGAGACAGTGTGCCGTATGTTGATTTCCTTTTCATCAACCGACGAGGGGCTGTTGAAACGTGTAGCGGCCAGACTCTGGAGTCGATGGGCATCAACGTCAAGGTGACGCAGTACAGCCGCACTGAGCGTCCTTCGTTCGCGCCTACACGCTCACTGATGGCCATCGGTCAGGACGGACGGCGCTCTTGGCAGATGTCCAGTGGGTTCGTCAGTCGTGAGTGGGCAGAATGGTGGGCTATGGAATTTCTGGGCGGCAAGCGGAAGCAGTGGTGGATGCGCTACCCCATCGGAGATGCGAACGGCACGTATGTCCCCGTCATCGTGGAGCCGGCGAAACAGAACATCATCATCTACGACCGGGCGAAGCAGCAGATGCCGCATGTCGACTTCACCGTGACGCTGGCACTGGAAGGGTGATCAAGAATTGAAGACTTACACTGCCCTTGATTCGGTCGCGTCGCCCTGTATATTGAGAGAAAAAAGAAATGAATACACTGACAATAACGCTTGTCTCCGTCCTGCTGACGTCTTTCCTTGGTGTCATCATTGGCTATGCCCGCTACGTACACAACCTGAAGGAGCGCGTGTCGGTACTGGAAAGCAAGATCGACGACCTGAAGCAGGAACTCGACTCGCTGAAGGAGAACATCTACAAAGACATCAGCCGCATGCAAGACAGACTCGACAGTCACTCAAAGAAACAGGATGCAATCCTCGACCGTATCGGTGCGATGGAGAAGGAAGTACTGAAAGAGATGGGCGCGATGGGTGCCAACATCTCGTCGCTGGCATCCGACCTCAAAGGACTGAACAAGCTGATATCCGTCTCGGATTACGGCATAAAGATTAATCGCAACTAACGATATGGGAGAAATTATAAAACATACAGGCAACGAACTGCGCGAGCGGTGGATGAAGCGGATGCCGCCGTTCTTCAGGGCTCTTGTGAGGATTTGCGTCGGCATCGTGGCCACCGCCACCACCGTCAACTTCGCCGTGCCCGCCCTTGGCGGTTCGCTCTACGACTGGTGGCCGGGCGTATATACGCATATCCTCGTGGGCAGCATCTGCATCGTGATGGTGTGCAAGCTCACCGTTGCGGGCGGATACAAGGAGCTGGACCCGGAGGAGCTGCTGCGCGGCAAGATGGGAAGGCATATACAGATGGAGCACGACATTGACGAGCAGATAGACAGCGAACAGCCGGGGGACTTACAGGGATAGACTTAAACAAGTAATCATATTGTTCATAAATTTATTTTTACATTCGGCGTGGCGACGCCATAGTTTGTTTTTAAGGTTAGCATTTTTTTATAGTTTTAGGTTTTTAGTTATTGAAGAATAAGAGACCGCAGTCCGTGACGGATAGCGGTCTCTTTCTTCATTCCTCATTTAGAAGTCATGCACATCCTCACCGTCCCACTCGCCGTTGACCGAGAATCCGAAGGTGCTCTGGGTGAGGATGTATGCGTGCTTCTTCATCGTTTTGTCTCCACAATTATCAGGTTCGACATGCTGGGGTTGACAGAGATAGATCCGTCGGATGCAAGGATTTCTATGCCGCCAAAATTATCTGGTTTGATTTCATACCTGTTTCCGTCGTTGTCAGTTATCTCTACCCTTTGGTGTGGCGGGATTTCCATCTCTTGCCACTCCCTGTTTTCGTTTCTGAATCTTAATTTTCCCATAATTCGTTTTGATTTAAACTGAAAAATAATCCTGCCTCTTTGCAGATTTTCTCTCTTTTACGCTGAAGCGTTTGCAGCGGACAATAATCCTGCCAAGATCCATGTCCACTTCACAGTCTGTAGCCTTGAACACAAGTTCAAGCCCTTTATCGGCTCTCATGCTCACAGAGCCCTTTGCTTCAATCTTTTCTTTATCAACAACAATTTTCATGTTTCTGTCCTCCAACTTCCGTTCTTTCCGTTTTTTAATTATTACTTGCTATAGTCATTGCGTATCTTCGTCAGTATGCAGCCCACCATGTATGCCTGCTTGTCGCGCGGGTTATCTCGCAGGTTCTCACGGGTCTGCTCCAGGAGCACGTTGGCAAACTTCACCACGGCTTCGGGCGTGATGTCGTCCATATCGACGGCGACAGTGCCGCGTCGGATGCGTCCCATACATGATTAGCCAGTACGAATAATTTTCTTGTTGCCATAGTTGTATCGTTTTGATTTTTTTGTTTCGTTGTAGCGGTTGCAAAGATACGAATAATTCCTGATACTGCGCTCGCATTAAGATTTATTTATTTTCTGTTACGGCCAGGCCGCGCTTGGCGGCCTTGGCGTAGAAATCTCGGCGGCACTCCTCGGTTGGGAGCCACGCGAGGGTGCGCAGTTCCCTGCCGTCGGGTGCCGTGAGGGTGAGGGGATATACATTCGGTGTCATAGACTCAGATGCTTAATACAGGCCATACTGCCCTACCCTTTCTTCTTTATTCCAGTCGTGCTCGTAGTAGCTGCCACGATAGCACTTGCTGCAGCGCTCGCCATCATGCTTGCAGGTGTCGCAATAGCCAAACTTTCCCATAGTTATGCTGCCTTTAATTTTTCCATTAAGAGTTGCTTTAAGCCAAGGTCATTGCCGAAGAGTTTCGTGATTGTGCAAAGGGTGTTTATGACGTCATCCACATAGCCCGTTCCGATGTACGGGTGTTCAGGAGCCAGTTTCTTAACCAGTCCTTTGGCGGTATAGGTTCCGTGCAACCGTCCTACTTCCTCGGCGTGCCGCAGGTCTATCTTGTAGAGAAACACGCTCTTGCCGTCGCTCTTTCTCACACCGTCATACACACTGTCGTAGCAGTATTTCACACAGAAGAAGCGTTCGATGATTTCCCACTCGCCTCTCGTTGCCTTCACTTTGATTGTTGATTCCATAGCCGTTACTTATTTATGTTTCCTTTGTCTATTAGCTTTCCGTCCTCCCAGAGTTCTATTTCCCCGTATGTGAGCTTGGGAAAATCGTGGAACATCATGGCGAGATACGCCTGTTGTTCTCTCTTGCCCTGTATGCTCACTCCTGTAAGGTTGTTGAAGATGATGGCGCAGGTGGGATTTCCCTCGCCTGGCGCATTCATCACCGTTTGTCCGTTTTGTATGATTTTCTGTGCCATAGTCTGTTTGATGTTTTAATGTTTGACAACGGTAAAATACTGCGAGTCGTCAACTATGCTACGGTCTTCACCAACCCATGTCACGGCTCTGTCAGGCTCCAGTGTCCTGACGTGATCCTTCATTTTGAAGTGAAGCTCATAGTCGGCTTTGTCTCCCGCGAAGACGATGCACCACGTTTTGCCGTCGTTCCATTCCTCGTCAACGATGTCGGTCGCTTGGTTCCTCTTCGACTTACTGAGTTTTGTCAGATCGTCACTGACGATGGCCGTCACCTTGACGACCTCGCCGTTTGATTTGAATGTACATTTGATAGTTCTCATAGTTCGCTTGATGTTCTAATGATTACCTTCCACTTCGATTACCTCATGCGCTATGCCGATGAAGGTCAGCCATTCGCTTGCTCGCTTTGCTTCTGCTTCGTCCATCTTCAGACATAGCGTCTTGTCGTCAATGAACCGTGTCGGGCGGAGCCTATGCAGGTACTCCGTGCAGTTCTTCCTGTCGTTCCAGATTTTGATTGTCTTTGCCATGGTCGTTTACTTATTTTAATAGTTTATCGTCTTGTAAATCCAGTCGATGATTGCCTGCAGCGTCTCGTCCTTCAGTTGATCAGGGCGAACGTAGAGCTGCTGCGTGTCATAGAAATATCGGAACTTGAAGGCCAGCGGCATCTGCTCATTGTCAGGATTGTAAATCATAGCTTCGCAAAGCTCGGTCATATAGGCTCTGCCCCAGTCCACCAGGCATCCGTTGAGATCGTGGAGCGGCTTGTCAACCCAGAAATCCACCACGAGCTTTCCATCCTCGTCGTCGTACATGCTATTGTAGAGCCTACCCAGGTTACGGGAGTGTTCGCGGGCATCCCAGATGTCGGCCATCAACTCCCTCAACTGCTCTACCTTGGCACGTTTCAAGTCACCGAAGCGGTAGGTGTTGCCGCTCCGCACGTCCTTGATATACTCGATATCCTCGATGCAGCCTGTGTAAGTATTGAGATACCACTGCTTCACATCCTCCAGGGTAGAAAACCCGGGGTCAATCACGGCCGAGAACTGTCCGTCGGTCTTGTCAAAAATCTGTACTAACATAGTCGTTTACGATTTTAGTGCGGGAATGCCCTTTCCTTCAGGTAAGGGATGAAAGCACCCCGTATGTTAATAATTTAGATATCTATCTCAAATATTCGACACTCTCCAAAATATTTCATACCTTTGCCGCATGATTGCCTACAAATACAAGCTGTATCGTACCGATAGGACGAAGCACCTGGATAAGATGCTCCGCGAGGCTTGCTTTGTGTGGAACCATGCTCTGGTCATGCAGAAGCGGTACTACCGTCTGTATGGCAAGTACATCAATACGAACAGGATGCAGAAACATTTCGCCAAACGTATATCGAGAAACCTGCTGCATTCGCAGACCGTTCAGGAGATTCTTCAGCGGCTCGATACCGCCTATCAGCGATTCTTCAGCCGTCTGGCCAAGCGTCCCCCGAAATTCCGCAAGGCAAAGGATTTCTCTTCCATCCTGTTCAAACAGGGCGGCTATTCCCTGAATGGCAACGTCCTGACAATAAACAGCATCAAGAAACGCTTCAAGTTCTCGTTGAGCCGTCCGTATGCAGGAAAGGTCAAGACCCTCACCGTCAAACGGAACCACATCGGAGAGTTCTTCATCGTCATGGTGCTCGATCAGTCCCCTCAGTCCATCGGAAAGTCACATAATGGTGCATCCGTCGGTATCGACTTCGGACTGAAGAAGTACATGACGATGAGCGACGGCACGACTGTTGACAATCCGCAGTTCCTGAAGAGCGGACTGCGCCAGTTGCAGCGTAAGTCTCGGAACCTCTCGAAATGTGTGCCTGGCTCCCATAACCGGGAACGGAAGCGTCTGGATCTTGACAGACACTATGAGAAGGTGGTCAATCAGCGCAATGCCTTCCAGTGGCATCTCGCCCATCAGCTGTGCCAGAAGTACGATAGGATATTCATTGAAGACCTGCAACTCACTGGCATGTCTGCCCTCTGGGGCAGGAAGATGGCCGACCTGGCACACGGGGAGTTTGTGCTGAAGCTCCAGTACGTGGCCACCAAGTATGGTGTCACCGTCCACAAGATCGACCGCTACTACCCGTCATCCAAGAGGTGTACGTGCGGCTACGTGAATCATGGCCTGCAACTCCATGAGCGTACATGGGTATGTCCTGAGTGCGGCACAGTCCACAAGCGGGACTTGCTTGCAGCCAACAATATTCTTCGGCAGGGCATTGCCGAATTGGAGAGTGTCAGTAAGTCAAAGAACGCCGTTGGCGCTTCTTCGCGGTCACGCCTGCATCCAAGAATCTCATTCCTTCAGGGGTGAGAGTATGTCAAAAAAACGACATTGGCACAGATGCTGCAATTCTTTGTAGCCGACGGCAAGAAACATCACATCGTCTATATGAAGGCGGAAGAGAACCCTAAGCTGACGAAGGAAGAGAACATCTACGTGAATATCACGTTTGCTTCAGGTGCTGCCTGCACGAAGATTATTAAGGGCACGCTGGAGTTCGGCTGCGAGTACCTTGTGTCCCGTGGTGAGGAGCTGGGCTTCGGCTTAAAGCCTGACGTGGTATGCGAATACAGCAGCCACTGGCCCTGGGAATATTGCTATCTCTATAAACTTTAAAACGAACACGACTATGGCATACATGAGTTATTGCAGATTTGAAGGCACCGTCTTCGACTTCGGCGAGTGTATCGAAGACCTGAAGAAAGGCAAAGTGTTGAACCAGTATGAAGAGCCCTACCGCCACACGCTCTACAAGATGGCGAAGGAATACATCACGGCATACGAGAACTATACTCCCAAGCCCGACGATGACGACGAGGAAGAGGACTAAACCCCTTACCTCGGTCGGCCTCTGAACCGTTACCTCATATCGATCACAAACGGATATGAGGTATCGGCTTCCACACAAGATTATTAACCCCCAAAAAACATTTCAAGTTATGAGCAAGACAAAGAACCAGGTCATCGACCAGAAAGACTGGACGAAGTACGTCATCAGTCACAATCTCGACAAGGATGGCTTCGGAGCCTATATCCCTGGCCTCGGATGTCGCAACGTGACACTGCAAGAACTCTCCGACTACTACTATTGGCCGGGCGACGTGCGAGGCTTCTTCTTCGACATGTGCCAGCACGCCCTGCCAGATACCGTTACGTTCAAGCAGAGTCTCGGCAGCGTAAAGATAACCGCAAAGATGACGTTCCACGGAGGCCGCGAGTGGATAGACTTCCGCCCCGTGAGCGAGGACTTCGCCAAGCAGGAAGGCAAGATTGAGATGTGCCACAGCGACTGGATAGACCTGCTGCGCAGCGACCTGAAGAACGGTACCCGAAAACTCCTGAACGGACAGACAACAGAGTAATAACCCCCAAAAAACAATTCAAGTTATGAGCAAGACAAAGAACCAGGTCATCGACCAACAGAACGAGAACAAGAACCAGAGTATCAACCCCCGCCAGCGAGACCAGCGCCGCCTGAGCATCGAGACGCTGACGGCACTCAACACCGCCGCCCACGCCGCCATGAAGGAGATACAGGGAGACCGCACCACGGCAGAGGTAGTCGGCGACAGCGAACTCTACTGCGACCTCATGCAGATATCGCTGCTCGGCTATAACCGCTGGCTCGACTACGAGCGCAAGCAGCAACAGTACCGCGACATGGATATGGACGCCCTGCTGAAAGAACTCTACCAGCGCATGCAGATGTATCACCACTACCAGGAGTGCAAGGGCCGCGAACTGCCCGGCATCCAGTGCCGAATGGAGAAGAACGGCGTGTTCGCCCTCGTGCTCGGAGAGTGCGCCCTCAATCTGGAGCACACCTTCGAGGACGACAGTACCACCAGCGGAAAGGAAGGCCGCCTGTTCTGCATCGGCCTGAACATCCCTCTGCTCGACAGCGTGGACCCCGAAGACCCGCAAAGCCACCTCTATGGCGAGTACGACGAGTTCCTTTCGTTCTGCTGCGAGTTCACCGACGGCGACGACCGCGAGTGCCGCGACGTCTATCCCAGCGAGTACAGTCACGAGCGGGTCATCCGCTCCATCCTCGCACAGCTCGACCAGATAGGTGAGTTGGCTAACGAGCAGTAAGCACGAGAGAGAAATAATTAACATTTTTAACCCCCTAAAAAACAAGTAACGAATTATGATTGAGAACTGGTTTATTGGCGCCTTTGCATGGCTGTGGTTTATTCAATGGTGCTATAAGAAGTAAGCGACCTTATGCAGAACTATATTGACCCCGATATGCGGGAACTGATTGACGCACTGAGCAAGTGCATCGTGCCTAATCACAAGGCGGTGTGGCGGGTGAACAGCCACGTGCCTTACTACTCACGGGGCCGCTACAAACGGGTGGCCTGAAAAATTTTTCCGCGAAAAGTTTGCAGGGATGGAATAAAGTTCTTATCATGTGCCGCCGTCCAAGCGGCTATTTTTGTGCCCACAACTTTAGCGGAATATTAACGTCTAATCAATTGACATACTCTCACCCCTGAAGGAATGAGATTCTTGGATGCAGGCGTGACCGCGAAGAAGCGCCAACGGCGTTCTTTGA